AGTTGGTTTCAACTGCGAACCAATATTACCAAAGCCGTCATATCTAATTTTAATCATTTCTATCCTATGCTAAATTTACTACATCTAAAATTCGTCCTGTAGTCTGTAAAGTCATTGTATCTCCTAAGGAGTAATATTCGCTACATCTAAATAGCCAAATTCAATAAAAGTGCCATCACCATACTGACCATTAGTGTAATGTTGACAATAGATAGTAGTCCCAGTAGGAATAGAAATAGGAGCAGTAAACTCATACCCAGCTAAAGGCTGTTGACCCCAACCATGTGCACCATACCAACTAGCGATAGCAGCTTCGTATAAAGTGCCATGCTCTTGAGTATAAATTCGTACGTTTGCGGTCACGTTGTAGTTACCACCAGGCTTAGCAAATACTCCTCTAAACACACAAGAAGCACCGGCTCGAATCTCTGAGGTAGTTACTGCGCTTGCTGTTACTTGCTGTTGCATACCGCCGAAGTTCCAATACACAGACCCAAAGTCTGCATATTCCCTTTGATCTGCAGATAAGCGTGGATCAGGAGTAGGAGAGCCATGGTCGATCTGTTCTTGATCGTCTACATCACTGTTTGCTACTCCTACGTTCCAACCTTGCTGCCTTAGCTCGTTTAATTGTACTTCATTTCTAGCTGGAGAGTATCCTTTTGCCATATAGATCTGAGATGTGCCAATCATAGCACAACCGTCAAAACTACGAGTTAATCGTAGCGTTGCACCTTTAGGAATATATGAAGTAACGTTAAAGATTCTCCATTGACCCCAATTGCTAGTTCCTTGACCACCCCAGTATCCTGCAATGGCTCCATCAATCAAAGTTATACCTTGATCTGGAAGAGTTAGAGTAGCGTAATTAGTGCCTGGGCAGTTGCAACAATTGCCACATCTTAACACGTATAATATTCTATCGCCAGAATTTAAATCTACTGGCAAGGCTTTGTCTATAGTCTCACCGCTACCCATTTCAGGATAAGAGGTCCACACGTACTCGCCTTGATATTTTTTCTTGCCATATAGTTGGGACATTGATATAAGACCACCATCGTCTTCTGCTAGATATCTAACTTGGTCTTCTCCTAATGAGATGTCATCGGTGTCTCTAAGTTCTCTTTGAACATCACCAAGCGAAATTCTTCCAGATGTTTGTAGTGTCATATTAATTTCCCAATAAAGAAACGGTGAGCATACATTTGTACACCCACCTATAATTAATTAATTACTTCTGTTCGTATATTACTTCTTTCCACTGTTTAGAAGCCTCATCCCAATGATATGCCTTAGTCTTATCGATAGGCATTGCAACAGGAGGAGTCCATCTATTAGTGGTACCATTATAAACCCAGCTTGGAAAAGCTTTAGGTTTTTGAGGTGTAAACTTTTTACTTACTTTGTCGTAGACGAATCCTACTCCTGGATACCAGACAGACTTCTCATCCACAGACACCGCAACCCAACTACTAGAGTTAGGAAGAGTGTCTATGAAACCTTTGTCTGCCACAATCACAGTTTCGACAACATCGTTGACTACTTTAGCGAAATATGACATTAGTTCTCCTTAGAGAGGTAGAGGAGTTAGAGTGCCTGAAGATAGGAACTTGTGTACTGTGTAACCGTTGGCTTCGTACTGATCGCCACCAGTGAACTTCGCAGCACCTGGGTAGGCAACAATGACAAGACCTGACCCACCTGGTTGAGGATTGGTATGACCAGACGTACTTGGTGCAGAACCACCACCACCGCCACCAGTGTTAGGTGCGCCAGCTGTTGAAGGTGTCTGTGCAGGATCTCCGCCACCAGTACCACCACCACCATAACCACCAGCACCACCAAGGTCAGCAGCATGATTACATCCGCCACCACCACCGCCACCAACAGCGTAGACTTCACCAGCAATAGTTGCATCGCCACCAGCACCACCAGCACCGCCAGGAGATACGAAGTAGCCATATAGACCATCATATCCACGTTCTTTCCAACCGCCACCGCCACCAGAAGATCCGCCATAATAGCACGGAGCACCAGGCATACCTTGGCCATCAGTACCAGCACCACCAGAACCACCATTGTCTCGACCGCCACCGCCACCAGAACCACCACTTATACCGTTGCTATTCTGTCCGCCAGCGCCACCACCTATAGTAGCAATGTAAGTGTCTAAAGATGAACCAGATCCGTTGCCATCAACAGAACCACCAGCACCAACAGTGATTACGTAGGATGTCTTATAGTCCATGACTAAACCTGTACTGTTCAAGACACCACCTGCGCCACCGCCACCGCCACCGCCATTGTTTCCATGTCCACCGCCACCGCCACCTGCGACTACTAAATAATCAACAGTGTATTGTGGGATGAAGATACTACCAGACTCATTACTCTCAGCACTATTACCTACAGAGTTTGTAGCATAGACTTTGAATGTGTAGCTAGTATTTGGAGTCACACCACTAACAGTAATTACTCCACCACCTTCTTGAGTTACAGAGCCAGATAATCCTTCTGGTACTGAAACTGCTGTGTAAGATGTGATAGGAGTTCCACCATTAAATGCTGGAGCATCGAAAGCTACGTCAACTGTACTAGAAGAAGTAACTGTAGAAGATGTTACTACAGGAGCGTCTGGGACTGTCCAAGTTTTAATACTGCCACTGTAATCTGAGTAACTACCAACTCCAACAGGATTGTTAGCGTAAACTCTAAAAGTGTAATCAGTAAATGGAATAAGTCCATCAACTTGAATTGTACCAGAATCAGATCCTGCAAGAGAACCTGTCAACCCACCAGGAGTTGATACTGCTGTGTAAGACGAAACGCTATCTGTTACAGCATCTACATGAGCAGTAAAAGTCACTGTCGCAGAAGTGCTGCTGATAGCTGTAGCTGTTCCAATAGTAGGAGCAGAAGCATACCTGTCGTATTTGAATACTTGCCAGAATGATGCTCCATATCCTTCGTAACGATCTATGTCTGAGTTGTAGCCTAGCTGACCAGCAGAAGGAGCAACAGGACGAGTGGCGTTGGACCAAATTGAGATCCCACCTTCACCACCTCCTGAAGACTCTCCTGGGACAACTTCCCAAGCGTACCCATTGAATCGATACAAGACGCCAGTGTCAGCTGTGTAGAAGTCGTTTACTTCAGGATTCTGTGGGAAATTTAAAATTGCCATAATTTATCCTTTTCCTATTCGTAAACAACAAATGAAACACCAGAAGTTGGGTCTTGACCAATGAAGAAATCAACTGAAGTTGTAGATCTTCCATTGACATGCCAAGGGCGAGAATATTGATCAACAGGAGTATTGCCACCTATTACTACAGCATAATCTGCAGTTTCCATTGGTGTGGTAAATGTTACACTAATAGGATTAGATCCACTAACACTTGAAATATTAAACCCACGCATAATCGTTCCATTTAAAATATATCCCCATGCTTTAGCACCAGGAGCTGACGCACCAACAGGACCTTGGATACCTTGCTCGCCTTGAGGACCAGCAGGACCTTGAGGACCGTCTGCACCTACAACAGGACCAGCATTATCCCAAACAGATGTTGTGCTGTTCCAGATGTGAGCTTCACGAGTATCGTTAGCAACGTAAACGTCACCATGAGTCTTCTCAGTGATAGCATCTAGTTCTGAAGCAGTTGCAATGCGACCGACATAGCGTAGACCAATACCTTGAGGACCTGTAGGACCTACTTCACCTTGGATACCTTGCTCTCCTTGCGGACCAGCAGGACCACCAGGACCAATAGGACCAATAGGACCTTGCGGACCAGCAGGACCTTCTGGCCCAGGAGGACCTTCCAAGCCTTCAACAGGATCAGTAGCTAAGTCCCAAGCGTAACCGTTAAACCTATACTTCACCCCAACAGGGGACGTGTAAACTTGTCCACCTGTAGGATTAGCAGGAAAATCTAGAATTGCCATAGTTAAATCTCCTGATAGGTTGATTTGGTTCCATCACTGTATGTGATAGTCGCAGATTTTAATGTTAGTTCTAATTTCACTTTACCTTTAGAGTAGGATGGAAAGTTATCCACCACACCGCTCTTCAGCTTTCCAGTTGTCTTCAACATATTGAATATAACTTTGGCTTCGTTAGCAGCGATGCGAGATTCTATTTCACTAAGATTTATTGTTGCCATAGAGATCTCCTATTAGATTGGGAAAGTGTACTCGAAGATATCCTGTCCAGATACGTGGAAGAATGAAGTTCTCAAGTTAATCATTGTAATGGTTGTACCGTCGTCACCAGTGCCCCAATAGCTAGAGTTGATGAACACTGTTACAGTATTGTCTGCGTTACGTCTTGCAGCCATCTGCCATCCGTCTCCAGCAAACTGTACTAAACCTGGCTCGCCCCAACCTAACTTAAATAAGTTTTCGCGACGAACAGGATACATAGTACCAACGTCTGTTAGTGTAACCTGACCAACCTCGTTCCATGTAGAATAAGGACTGCTTGAGTTACCCATCACAAGTTCTCCTGGTGTTGCAGGACCAGACTGAGCTGCCCAATAACCAATTGTAGCTACGTATTGACCATCAACTAAATCGATAGACCAACCAGTGTCAGCTTGATAGCCTTCAAAACCAGTACTCATGTTGTGTAACTTCTTAGAGTTCATTGTCACACTGTTACTTGGTGCGCTAGATGCTGAGTTACCAGATGTATTAGTAGCGTAAACTGTAAATGTATATGCTTGACCATACTCGAACACATCAGTAAATGTGAATGTACCAGAGTCTGCAGTTTCAATTGTAGAAGTCATTCCACCTGGTTCTGCAACAGCAGTGTAAGATGTAATAGTCTGTCCACCGTTGTAAGCAGGTGCTGTGTATGGAACACTAATAGATGTCACAGATACAGTAGCTTCTCCAATAGTTGGAGTATCAGGAACTGACCAAGTCAATACTTCATTACTTGCAGCAGAACTTGCACCAGCACCGACAGCGTTGTTAGAGTGTACAGTGAATGTGTATCTTGTATTTGGATCTAATCCTTCTACAGTGATCGTGCCAGATTCAGACTGAGACAAGGTGGCAGTTAATCCACCAGGACTTGCTACAGCTGTGTGAGACACTACACCATCAGCACCAACATCAGCGTGAGCAGTGTAATCTACAGAGGCACTTGTGGTACCAGTAGTACGTGCCTCACCAATCTGAGGAGGACCAGCTTCTTTATCGTATTTCAATATTTGCCAGAATGATAAACCATAAACTTCGAGTCTGTCGAATGTTGTGTTGAATCTCATTTGGCCAGTAACTGGGCTTTCAGGACGTTCTTCGGTAGTGCCCATAGGCATCTTACCACCAGCTCCTGCGCCACCTACCAATACGCCAGTGTTGACCCATGAGCCTTCACCGCTAGTAGGATTAATGTACCATACATACATGTTACCAGAGTCTGACTCGAACCACACTTCACCTTCAAGAGGTTCAGCAGGAGGAGCAGAGTCGATAGTTGTTGTAGTATTACCAGTCTCGCCTTGGGGACCGACAGGACCTTGAGGACCATCTGTTAGATCGCCTGTAACTTTGATGATGTAGAGTAGAGAGTAGTATGGAGGTAAGTTTGCACCTACACCAGACACACCAGCTTCGTCTACTGAAATACCTGTACCAGCAGCTAATGCGCCAGCAGGTCTAGTTGTTGATCGCTGATCGTCACCACCAGAATCGCCTACATCGCCCCAACTGTTAGGAGCTTCACTACCACCAGAACCGATAGTAAACGCAGTATCGTGAGTGTGCGTAGGATCAGTTACAGAGTGGCTATGTGCTACGACTGTTGCGTCAGCACTACCACCAGTTGAACCAATAGGGTATGTTACACTAGATCCGATTACGAATCTATCGCGTAAGTCTGGACGACCATCTTGACCGTCGCAAGGCATCCAACCTAAAGGTACACTTTCAGCAGTACCAGACCAAATAGCAATAGTGCCAATTGGTGTACCACCAGGAGCATTGGCTCCAGCAGGACCGACAGGTTGAGCGGATTCAATCCACTGCCCACTACCATCTGCATTGAGATAGTAGATAAAATTCTTTCCTGTATCAGATTCAAACCAAACCTGACCAGATTTTGGATCTTGAGGAGGTACGTCTTGTACGATGACGCCACCACCGTTTCCAGTGGCAGCTGTCAACTGCACAGTCCCGTCTGGGAAAGCCAGAGGACCTGGCAACTGTGCTTCTTCGTCTATCGCGAGTTCTCCAAGAGCCACGACTTTACCTTCAACGTCATAGATTGGTTTTAATAAAATTGCCATGGCTCAAACTCCTTAGATAAACTTAATAGGCTTCGATGCACCGTTTGTATCGAAGAACGGTAGTGCTTTCATTGCAACTTCTTGAATAGCGTCTTGAACTGTAGTAGACTTCACACCTTCAACTGGAGCATACTTAATAGCAGAAGCTACGTGAGCATCTTCAGTAGCGTTGATGTGGTCTTCTAAAGCGTCAGCATTAGCAGAGTTATTCTGTAAACCAACGATAGCTGTTTGAAGTTGATTCAAAGAACCTTGAACTTCAGTAGAACTAAGAATTGGACCAACGTTAAATGTGCGAACTTGTACAGCATTGTAATCGCCATCAGCAGGAGTTACAACACCTGAACGGCCATTGAAAGCATTTACATAATTACGACCTTCGATGTTCTGAACTTGAGATTCAATAACTCCAAGAGCGATGTCAGCTTGATCTAAAGCAGCTTGAACGTCTGTTCCTTTTAGAATCTTATTACCATCTGGATTGTAAGTTGTACCAGAAGCTACTTGAGCACGAGCTGAGTAAGCCAAATGAGTCCACTTAGCTGTACCTTCGTTGTAGATCAACCAGTCGCCAACTTCAACTGCAACACCAGCAGCGTCGCCAACAGTACGTTGACCAGCTGTGTTGAAGATGTAGTAAGGAACAACACCAGTGCCAGCTGCAGGTTTTGCAGGATCAGCGCTATTGAAGCCTAATGTGCCAGAGAACTTAGTAGCACCTTGAACGCTAGAAACTTGATTGGTAATTGCAACGAGTGCATCTTGAACGTTAGATGAACCAGCAACTAACGGTGATAATGTAACTTGGCTACCTGTGTAGTCGCCTGTTGCTGGTACAACATTACCTTTACGACCTGCGAAGCCTGTTACGTTTTCTGCAGGAATGTATGCTGTAGTTTGTTGCGTGCCATCTTCGAATTCGAGAGGACCAGGAACAATGGCAACGTCGCCTTGTACGAGTTCGCCTAAGCCAACTACTTTGCCTTCGATGTCTCGAATCGGTTTAATTAAAATTGCGGATACGTTTGTTGGATCTGCCATAATGGAACTCCTTTAGGGGTTGAGTGGTACAGGTGATTCTGAGCCATCTGTATTGAAAAACGGAAATGTTGATTTAACTGATAGCTTCGTAGTATTAGGCTCGATACCTGGCTCTATTAAGATACCAGGACCAGCTTCTAATTTTACTGCACCACCTTGGCCATCACCAGGCTCACCCTGTGGACCTACTAAACTTGCTAGCCATTCTTCCTCTGTGCCCACAAAGCCGTTCGCTAGAGCGACTTCGTAAGCAGAGAGGCCAGGATCGCCTTTTTCACCTTGCGGACCCTGTGGACCAGGAGTACCGCTAGATGGCATTACATATGTATCTGGAAAACCAGCCATGATTTTCTCCTTTATGCTGTGATAGTGATAGAGTATGTTGTACCACCGAACTCTGGATGTTCTGCACTACCTAAATCTTGACAGACTACTTCTTTCGTTCCGTAAGACTTATAGGCATGAACCATAACGTTTCCGCCATAGCCACCACCTTCGTTTGAAGTGTTAGGACCATCCCAATCCCAGTAATAAGTACCAGAACCACCTACAGCAGTAAATTCGAATTCGCGAGTGTTACCAGTCTTACGCCATAAAATGTTAGACAGAGGACCGCCAGCAGCAGGAACAAGGTAGATGTCCTTCCAGACACCTCCGATGTTCACTTTAGCTGATGTTACAGGTTTCCATGCACCGCCTACGTTTACTTTCTCAGGAGTGCCTTCTTTCCAGGCACCGCCAACTTGAACGGCTACGGTCATGGTGTATACCTCACTAACAATGCACCTTCAGGATAATCTGCAGCAGCAGGCTCAGTAGCTCCGTCAGCAACAGATACTATCGTTGCACCCGCTTTAGAGTCTACATACTGCTTAGTAGCAGCCTGTAACGCTGTAGTAGGGTCTGCAGGTAACACAACAGGTACCAGTGATGTATGCTCAGTGGAATCAAATTTAAACTTTTGAGAGCCACCTGTGTAAACACCGATACCAGTCCCAACTTTTGACATGTAACCGCCACCATTACCAAACTGAATTCCAATGCCAGTAGCAGGAGTAATCAAAGGTTTATAGGCATAGATACCTGTACTACTTGCAGCCAATAAATCTGTGGCACCAAACCTAAACGACACGCCACCGTTGCCAGTGAACATTGAGTAGGTATTAGTAAAGTTCATTGCCGTGCCAACAGGCATAGTGATTGGACCTGTAAGTGTGCCACCAGCTAGAGGTAAGTAAGAACCAGATGCGCCACCACCCGCAGCTACTTTGTCATCGACATACTTCTTAGACGCAGCATGCTCATCTAATGTAGGAGCCACGAGGATTCTAAGTGGAACTGTTGCAGCGACATAATCTTCGTTGAAACCTAAGACAGATTTTGTGCCATAACGGAGAGCAGTGCTAGTCAAAACGGCTTGGAAATTAAAGCCATTGTCCATCATGAATGCAACAGCACCATCGCCTTTAACGTTGATAGGACCAGTCATGTCTCCACCAGATGTTGGTAGATAGCCTGTGGGTTTTGAAACGTAAAGTAATCCGTCAGTGCCTAGTGTCGCAGTATTGTCTGCATCAGCAGAAACTGCAGTAGGACCAGCAGGACCAGTTTCACCTTTAGGACCAACAGCACCTTCAGGACCAGCTTCGCCTTGTGCACCTGTTGGACCAACGATAGGACCAGCATTCTCAAACGCAGAAACACTATCAGACCATACCCATGCATCGCCAGTCGCATCGACGATATACATATCGCCTTGCACAGCAGTAGCAGGTAAGTCACCAACAGTCGCTACACGACCTTTGAATGTGATACCTAAACCAGGAATACCTTGATCACCTTGGTCACCTTTAGGACCGACATCACCTTGCGGACCTTGTGGACCCATAGGACCTTCAGCACCAGCAGGACCAGCAGCACCAACTTCGCCTTGCGGACCAGTGTTACCGATGTCACCTTTAGGACCAACGTCGCCTTGTGGACCGAGATCGCCTTTAGGACCCATAGGACCTTCTGCTCCATCTTTACCATCAGCTCCTGCAGGACCAGTTTCGCCAGTGTCACCTTTAGGACCTTGAGGACCTTCAGCACCATCTGCACCAGCAGGACCAACTTCGCCTTGGATACCTTGTGGACCAACGTCTCCAGTATCGCCTTTAGGACCAACTGCACCATCAGCACCAGCAGGACCAGTTTCACCGATAGGACCTTGAGGACCTACTTCACCAGTGTCACCTTTAGGACCAACTTCGCCTTGGATACCTTGAGAGCCTTGAGGACCTGTTTCACCTTTTGGACCAACGATCTGACCAATGTCAATGTATTGAGCATCAGTCTCAGACCATGCATAAGCATTACCATTCTCATCTACTACGTATGTGTCACCTTGAGCAGCACCAGTTGGTAAGTCTGCGACTGTAGGCACGTGACCTTTGAGGTTGATGCCCATGCCAGCAGGACCTTGCGGACCAGCAGCACCAGCAGGACCTTCAGCGCCATCTGCACCAGCAGGACCTGTAGGACCTTGTGGACCAATAGGACCTGTATCGCCTTGCATACCGTCTTTACCTGGTAGACCAGCTTTACCTTGTTCGCCTTGTGGACCAGCAGGACCCATAGGACCTGTAGGACCCGCAGGACCAGTATCACCTTTAGGACCGCGAGGACCCATAGGACCTTGTGGACCAACAGTACCTTCGCCACCACCGCCTGTACCACCACTAGAAGTGGCAGCAGAGACCATGAGTTGCCAAGAGTCGCCAGAAGCGATCACTGCATCAGCACTTAGGAATTCTTGAGGAGATACTCCATTAGAATCCTTCTTAGATACGTATAAACTATTTGAATATGAAACTACATCACCACGTTGGTAGGCACGATTAGAATTCCATAGACCTTTGAAGTCATTGATAGGTAATTCGTATGTGTCGTACTGAGTCAACCATTGTTTAGTAACCATGTCCTGAATCAAGCTGATTACAGGTAGGTCAAAAGAAATTCTAGAACCGTCGCTCTTGATGAATGACATCTCTTCAGAGTCGTAATCATACTGTACGTCTAGGATTTCTGATGCGTCTAAACCTTTCTCGCCTTGGATACCTTGCGGACCCATATCACCTTTGGCACCACGTTCACCACGCTTGACTAGAAGATTCCAGTCAGGAGTAGTTCCAGGCTCACCAGTAGGTTGGGCTTTGTTGGCTATCCAAGCAGACCCCGACGACGAGATGACGACGTCAAGTCTTTCATAAGTTGCGTCAGGACTCCAAGCCTTACGAAACTCGAAACCACGAAGTACAAGTGAATAAGCTGTACTATCACCAGGAATGCTATCACTATCTCGATTGGCAACATAATATCTTCCATTGTGTTCGATCCAAGAGCCTGCTTTAATCACAGTATCTGGAGTCCATTGTTGAACTTTACTTCTGTTAGCTTCTGCGATAGCCATTTCTAATTGAATAGATTTGGTCTTGGCTACAGCAATGGCTTCGTCGAATTCTTCGATCTGCCCAGCAACAGCCGCTTTAGACATTTCCACTAGCTCACTAGTAGCACTTTCTGCTTCTTCTAATGAGGCAGACTTAGTTACTTCTAACTCGTCTTGGAATGCCTTGATTTGGTCTTCGGCAGTAGCTAAGAATTCGCTTACTGTCTCTAACTTTTCGTCTACTTTCGCCTGAGTGTCGCCAAGCGCTAATTCTAGTTGCTGACTAATGCTACTATTCACTTCAGAATAGAATGTCTCTAGTGACTTCTGGATGACCTCAGGGTCAATCTTGAGTGAATCAATTAGCTCTGAATCAGATTTAAACTTTTCATAGAAAGAGTCTACATCAAAGTCTTTACCATCAACACCATCTGCGCCTTTGATAATGCCTAGGTCTACTGATTGACCATCTGACATTTCAATTGTAAGACTACCTTCTTCAGTAATCTCAAACGCCTTGATGCTAAGACCTTCAGGACCTACTTCTCCTTGTGGTCCTTGCTCTCCTTGGATACCTTGGTCGCCAATAGCGCCGGTATCGCCTTTGTCGCCTTTTTCTCCGATGAGGGATTTAACGAACTCGATGTCGAGAATAAGAGCGGACTTAACTTCTTCTGCTGTGACTGATTGACCATCTTGACCTCTTTCGCCTTGTGGACCTACTTCACCTTGAATTCCTTGCTCACCTTTTTCTCCAACGATAGACTTAACGAAGTCTTCATCTTGAAGAAAAGCTTGTTTTACTTCTTCGACAGACACTGATGTGCCATCAAAACCTTTTTCACCTTGCGGGCCAACCTCACCTTGAGGTCCTTGATCGCCTTGCAAACCTTGCTCACCTTTTTCAGGTATGCGGCTTGCTAACTCTTTTACTAATTCGATACTAGCAAAGGCCTCATCAATCTTAGATTGAAGTTCTGCCTTCTGTTGATCGCTATAGTCTTTAAGGTTAGTCGCAACCAGTACTAGACTTTTTTCTAGCTCCATTTTAATTCCTTATACAATGAGTTTGGCGAACAATCACAATTATGAATTAGCAACTGCTAAAGCCTTGTCGATCGCTGTCTTTAATCTTTTATTCGGTTCTTTGTCGTCTTCATTAAGACCTTCAATTAGAATATCTAAAAACTCTTTAACACCTTCTTCTGTAAGTGTTTCTTCTGTGTCTAGATAATCTTGGAAAATATTCCATTCTGTTTCGAAGTCGTCTTGCTGGCCAAGATATTCGACAAATAAATCTAATGCATCATCTTTTGTCATAGTCGTATTCTCTTATTTAGTAGGTTGAATAGGATTCTTTACTAGATAACCACGCAATTCATTGATTGCATTATTAGACTGGTAAACAACGCCTTTCTTGTCAAACTTAAGTTTACTACCTTTCTTGTAGATGCCTGCTCTAATAGCAACATCCATATAAGGTTTTACTTGCTGGTTGATTCTGGCTTCTAACTTCTTAAATTCAGAAGCGCTCATTGGAGCTGAGCCATCTTTACCATACTTAGCATTACGTAACTTACCTGCTTGACTTCCTAATTGTTTAGTAATATTGTTTTGTGCTCGAGCCGCAGTAGCGACTTCAATTTGAGGATAAACACCGAGATTTCCTGGCTTAGTGCCACCTTTGGCAACTTTAATAGGATTAATCACAGCCTCTAACATATGAGCAACCGTATGCTCACCACCATTTAGTAGTGCCATATTCTTACCACCGTTAGAGCCACCTTTACCACCGGAAATCTTATGATGCCATTCCCAATTCATAGTGGATAAGCCTTTATCCTTCATGTATTTCTTTTGGCCTTGAGATTCAAACTTATGTTTGTCTACTTCTGAGCCTTGTCTTTTTGTAGCGTGAGCATATAAATCATTCATCATAACACGAGCGGCAAATACTCCTGCTTCGCCTTGATTACGAAGATTGTCAATATCTTTCATAGACATTGGTGGCTTCCAAACTCCTTTAGAGGTAAAATCACCTTCTTTAACTGTAGGAGCTCTTGGCGCCTTAGGCATATCTGCTCCGTAACCTTTAGGAGGTTTCTCAGACTTGTCCCAATGACCACTATAATAGATACCATTATCACTTGAGTCGCGTTTATAGAAAGGATCAGTAATAGCGTTATCTGAGTGATAAGCACCACTTACTTTACCTTTATCCATATCTCGTTTAGGACCGCCAGCAGCGTCTAGCTGAGCCTTCATTTTAGCGGACTCAGCTGCAGACATGGTTGGCTTAGCCTTTACGGCGCCACTTCCACCACTGCCACCGCCTTTACCTCCTTTGCCGCCGCCTTCTGGTGCGGCACCGCCTACTCCACTACGAGAAGTAAATCTACCATTGCTTCTATCATGGTACGGATTTCGTTTTTCCATCAAAACTTCGTCAATTGCGGCCAAAGCCTTGGTAATCATACTACTAAAATCCATACTATCTCCTTATTATAGAATAAGTTTATAAGAGCGCTCATTTCTAAACGCTCTGTAAACCAACTCTTACTTCGTGACAAACACGCCTTTCAACATTAAGTTGAGTGCGTCCATGTCGATTTGTTTTTGTTGGGGTTTTATTTCTTCTTCAGCTTCTTCTTTAGGAGCTTCAGCCTCAGTTGGCTTTGCTTCTATAGATGCGATCTGAGCTTGTGCTAAGTCGTTTTCACGAGCATTGCGGTCCATGGCATTATCTGCGTTAGCTTGCATAGGTTGGACCTGTGCTTGAGACACTAACTCATCCGCTACTCCAGGAACTGGAGCCAAGTCTAACTTAGCACGAGCTTCGTTAGGCTTCATAATACCATTCAATACTAAACCTTTTAGCATCTCAGCTTTGTTCATTACTTCTGAACGAGCCAAATCACCAATATCTAAAACCATCTCTTCGTACTTAGGAAGTTTGAAAGTAAATTCAAATGCTTGCTCAATAACCATACAGATAGAGAGCAAACCAGTGGTTCGCCATCCGTATAACAACTGTTCTAGATTATTATAAGTAACGCCTGAGTTTTCGCCTAACATAATAGGTGGAATACCAAACGCTTTTGCAATATCTTTAGTTGTAAATCCTAGTAACTGAACTACTTGGCTTTCATTCGCAGAAACAGATACTGGTTGGAAACGTAATCCATTAGAAAGGATAGGTGTTTCGCCTTGTTTCATCTTCTGAGACATTTCATTCCAACGCTCACGTAAACGAGTAGCTTGTTCGGAAGTCAATGAAGCATCTGTAGTCAATACACCAGATGGTTGGCCTTTGTTTGAGTGAAATGCTTCTTGTCCAGCACGCAATACTGAGCCAAGACCGATTGAGTTTGCATAAGAGTGCAAAGGACCTAACGCTCTCAAAGGATTGCGTGGGTCTACTTCAAATCTGCCATGGACTACGTAGCGTTGAGGAATATACATCCTACCTTGCTCGTCTGTCCACTCTTTCCAAGGCTCAGCAAGATGACTGTTCATGTCGTGGAAGTTGATTTGGTAAAAGATTGAGCCATCTTCAGCAGCAATCATTTGGAAATCGTGTAGTGGATGAAGAGTCGATTGACGACCTCTACCATCTTCTTCTACGAAACAAGCAAACTCACCTTTAGTCAATAGACCATCAACAATAACACCGATCATCTCGGCCCACGTCATATAGATGTTGGGTCTAAAGATTACCTCAGAGAGCGCTGAAGTGCTAAATACTTCTACACTTGCGCCATCTGAATTACGTTTTACGTGAGTAGCAGGAACAGCCATAAGAGCGCGCTTATATAAAGATATAGCAGCACTAACATCAGGGTTGAATGTTCTTTCATTACCAGGTGTGTAACCACGCTGATACCAGCCTGAGTCAAAGTGACTTGGGAAAAACCCTTCAAGGGTATTCCAGCCACCTTGCGCAGGAGTTTTCTCTATGTCGGAAGCGACGAGCGATTTAATTCTATCGAGTAATCCCATAGGATTGCCTCCTTCCGATTATAGTTATACTGCTGGTGTCTCTTCTACTGGAGTTGGCTCAGGAGTAACTTCAGGAATTGGCTCTGGAGTTGGCTCTGGAGCAGCAGCTACAGGAGCAACTACAGTAATAGCAACTGTACCATTCTTGTTACCGTCAGCTGGGACGAATGTAACAGTGTAGTTACCAGCGGCAGCAAAGGTGTGGCCCATCTGACCATCAATAGCATTAGCTGTTGGTTTACCATCGCCAAAGTTGTATGTACCGGCGTTAGCAGGTGCAGCATCGAAATGATACTTCATAGGATCTGTAGCGTCAACCGTTGCAGTAATAACGTAAGTTACTTGTTCAACAGGAGGAGGAACAACTACATCAGAGCCAGGTTTCACACCCAACATAGCCAATGAGAAATCGGATGTTGTTGGTGCTGCTATAGCTGCTGCAGTGTTGTCTGGTGTTGCTGCGTTAGCGAAGTTAGTGCCTTCTAAATCAAGACCATTCTTTGCTACTACAAAAGTTTTTGCTTGTGCTGAGCTCATACCTAAGATTTGGCCAGCGTGCCATACGTTACCTTTTTTGTCAGTAACTGGCTTAAGAGTTAAAACTGCTTTCATTGAGTTCTCCTTCATTGGAATTGGGTTCATCGTCTGCGTAAACACCGCATCCAGATGAGACTATTGCTAGAGCAAGGGCCGGATCTACGAAGTAAAACTCGTCCGCTCTAAATTGTTGTTTTTGTAATATCACTGTCTTACCAATATATACTTCTCTTTTCATGCAGCCTTACCCCAAACGTCATTCCAGCTTCCAGACAAAGCGCCTTTAGCGTAATCTGTTACTCGGTTTTCGAAGAAGTTACCATGAATAGGAGCGTTAATCATCGACTCTACCCACGGTAATGGATTCGTTTTACGTTTGAAAATACCTTTTAGGCCTAATGAGATTAAGCGGCGATCTGCAATATAGCGAATGTATTCTTTTACATCACTAGCTTTTAAGTCGCGCATATCAGTACCAGCAAATGAAAGGTCAATAAATTTATCTTCAAGCTCAACCATCTTCTCTGCAATAGAGTAGATTTTAGATTTCAATTCATCGTTCCAGATTTCTGGATTTTCTTTAATATATTCTTTAAAGAGTTTAATCATAGACTCTGCGTGCATTGTCTCATCAACAATAGACCATGTAACAATCTGTCCCATGCCTTTCATTAGACCATGACGCGTAAAGTTTAGTAACATGATAAAAGAAGAGAATAGTTGCATTCCTTCTGTAAACGCTGAGAATACGGCAATATGAGTGGCTGTTGACTCTAATGTGCCATTCTTATTACTCAATTCTAAAACGTAATCATGTTTATCACGCATCTCTTGGTATTCAAGGAATTCGTTGTAAGTAGACTCAGGCATGCCGAGTGTTTCGATTAGATGCGAATAGGCGGCGATATGAAGAGCTTCACGGGCCGCAAAGCCCATTAGCATCATACGCACTTCTGGTTGTGGGAAATATGGCAAGTAATTCTTAACATATCCACCAGCAACGTCGATATCGCCTTGTGTGAAGAATCTAAAGATATTGGTCAAGAACTGTTTCTCACTAGGAGTCATTTTTCTTTTCCAGTCTTTTACATCTTCTGCCATTGGCACTTCTGTATGCATCCAATGAGATTGCTCATGTTTAAGCCAGGCTTCATAAGCCCATGGATAATTGAATGGCTTAAAGTGCGTTCTTGTATCCGTTAAACGTGATTTAGTTTTTACCATTTTATCCTTCGCATGCAATACATTCTACACCTTCAGTAAGAGAGTGTAGGTCAATTTCTTTAATAACTTCTCGTTCAATCTTCTTAGAGATCTTATCAGCTTTAGCAATCTTATCAGAACGACAGTAATACATAGTTTTCAAGCCTTGCTTCCATGCTTGGAAGTGTACAGCATGAATATACTTTATATGGCTATCTGGTCTGAAGAACACGTTAAGTGACTGGGCTTGGTCGATATATTCTTGTCGATCAGCAGCATGCTGGACCACCCATCTCTGGTCAATTTCCATTGATGTTTTAAACACATCCCTGTCCCAGTCTGACATCCAGCTAAGATGCTGGACAGAACCATCATTGGCAATAATGCTAGACCAAACCTCATCATACTCATCACCTTTTTGTTCACGGATAATCTTATCTAAATAACGATTACGTGTAAAGTGTGATCCAGATAAAGTGTCTTGGCGATATGCATTTGCGCGATATGGCTCAATACTAGGAGACGTGTTGCCCATAAGAATCGATGAAGAGGCGTTAGGAGCAATAGCCATTAAATGACTAAAGCGTAGTCCTGTGCCTTTAGCATCAGGAGCTTCTCCACGTTCTTTACCAAGTTTCTTATTAGCAGCGTCAAGCTGACTTCTAATGTGTTTGAAGATTAGTTTATTACGGCCAATAGCCATAGGTGATTCCCAGGCTATGCTGTTCTTTTGCAAGTAAGCGTGCCATCCAAGCGCACCCACGCCAATTGATCGTTCTTGCATAGCGGAGTATCTTGCTCGCTCGATTGTAGAAGGAGCGTTATCAATAAAATACTGAAGAACATTGTCAAGAAGTTCTGCAACATCACTAAGGAAAATAGGATCCGATTTCCAATCGTCATAATACTCCAAGTTTAAAGAAGATAGACAACATACGGCTGTACGCTTTTCGTTAGTTGGTAGAATAATTTCGCTACATAAATTGGATTGGTGGACTTTTAATCCTAAATCTTTTAAATGCTTTGGTAGTTTACGGTTTGACTCATCTATGAAATGTAGATAAGGCTCGCCAGTAGTCATACGTAATTCTAAAATCTTTTGCCATAACTCACGAGCAGATACAGTCTCTCTAACCTCTTTCGAAGCAGGATCGATTAAATCCCATGAGTCATCAAAATCATTGTCTAACATAGACTTCTCGATCAACTCCATAAAGGCGTCAGGAATATTAATTCCATGATGCAGATTTAGAGTACGCATGTTTTGATCGCCGGTTGGCTTGCGCATTTCTAAAAATGGGATGAGATCGGGATGAGAAATATCAAGATATGCCGCGTATGAACCTCTACGAGTGCGACCTTGACGGAACGCTAATGAGGACGCGTCATACATCTTTAGGTGTGGCATGACACCAGTTGATTTATCGTCAGCAGACCGAATACCGAATCCTACACCTACGCCGCCTCCTAGCATTGATAGCCAGTTGGTTTCAGATAGATTATCAACTAATCCTTCTGAAGTATCTTCTACATAGTTTAGGAAACACGAGATTGGTAGACCACGCTTACTGCGACCAAAAGAAAGGATTGGTGTAGAATAAGACAACCAATGCTTGCTACTATATTCATAGAGTCGTTGAGCGTGTTCAGGGTTACTACTGAAAGATTTACTTACAAAAGCAAAACGCTCTTGTGGACTTACTTCTTCGTCTGTCATGTAACTTTCTTTAAGACGGATCTTACCTAATTCATCAAATAGACTATCTCTAGAATAATCTACTTGGATACCGTGAACAGTATCTTTGCTCATACAACTCCTTATTTTTGGGGGATTTAAATAAAAATACTCTAAGACACTCCGAGAATCCTCAGAATGCCTTAGATAGATTTACTTAATTACTTAAGAGAATCTTTTAGCGATTAAACTCCGCCTAGACCGTCAACGATCTGTACTGAGCCGCCACGTACGTCAGCCCAACCAGTGTTGGTGATCATACGAATTGCCAACATATCTTGTTGGAACAATGAAGCGTTCAATGCAGGACCTGTTGCTGGAGCGTCGTCCATCTGCAATGCAGCTGTGTCGCTAACTGCGAAGTTAGGTGAACCCAAACCGAAGTAAACTTCAGCAGCGTCAACCAACATGATGCTGTCAGCAGGAGCAGCATTAGATACCAATACGTCCATACCCATCAAGCGGCCAGAAGCCAACTCAGATTGGAATACGAAAGAACCAGTAGCAGTCATAGTCATGCTCAAACCTAAATGTACAGCAGGAGTCATGATAGCGACTGGCTTGCTTGTACGGTTCTGGTTAGACATAGCTGTAATAGCTTGTTTCAATGCCGCGATAACTTCTGCAGTTGTCACGCCAGTAGCTGTGATTGGTGTTACACCATTCAACAAACCAGCTGGAGACAATGGAGTTGCAGCAGCAGCAGAGAATGCTACTGAATCTAACAATGCAGCTGTATCACGAATGATAGCGTCACGTAGGATTGGCTCGATCGCAGGAGTAGACTTGCGAAGGATCTCTGAAGTTGCAACAGTGATTACACCTAATTTGCTTGACTTGATAGTCTTGCTACCGAAAGATGTCTTCTTAACTGGAATTGATTGACCTTCGCCGATGAAAGCACCAGCCAACGCAGTTGTAGAACCAGCGTAGAATGGAATGATTACTTCGTTGTTCTTGTCAAATGACAATGATACGCCACCTTTAGCTGCCAACTGTGGCAACAAAGCTGCTGGACGTAGCAACTCAAGGAATGTACCATAAGATTCACGAACTAATTCTTGAGCCCAACCAGCCACGTCAGTGCGTGCTTCTGGAGTAGCTGCTTTAGTTACAGCGTAAACGCCAGAGTCTTGGCCGTATAGAGCCTCAGCAGCAGCCAATTGGCTCATGCCTTCAACTTTAGCTTTAACAGCAACTAGAGCTTGCTTCTCGAAAGAATACTCATTTGCTGATTTGTTACGGATAAATGCTGGAGCAGATTTCTGCACCAATACTTGCTCAGCCTTCTCTAAAGAAGCCATTTTAGCTTGGTCATCTTCGATAGACTTTGTTAGTTGCTCTAGAGTAGCAGCATCTACATCTTCACCGTTAGCAGCTGCTTCGGCTAGTTTAGCCAACTCAGATTTCTTTTCAGCGATTGCAGATTTTGCAGCTTCAATTTTTGTAGAAATGTTAGACATGTTAATCCTTACTTTTTTATAACACTAACCGCTTTTTGATAAGCAGCTAGTAATTGAGGGTCAGTGATTTTAACTTGTTTGTTAAATACTGAGTTAGTGCTAATCGCATCTTTAGCGAGAAGGTCTTGAGCCTTTTGAAGCGCCAATGAACTTGGCAAAGGTGTATCATCATCAACATCAATGTCGGAATCGACTCCGTCAATAGATACAAAGGTCTTAACTACATCGTTACTAATTTCCAAGGATTTAGCGATCCTTAGAGCGTTTTGATTTGCTGGCACTGATACGAGAGATACCTCACGTAAAACAGCTTTATGCACAATCATGCCTTTCCGTGGGCGACCTTGAGCGTCTTTTCGTTTTTCGAAGTTTTTGACACCAAAGCCAACAGAAGTGGCGTTTAAGATTCCTGCTTCTACCAATGCGTTGGCGTATTTTAATACGTCACTTACTGGAGGCGCAAGAGTTAAATCTGCTACAGTCTCGTAACCACCTTTTTGGCGAGCACGAGTTTGAATATTGGACCAACGACCTACAGGTTGTTTGTGGTCGTGTTGCAAAAGAGCAATCGGATTCGCATTGAATTCGTCTAGCTCCCAGCCGTCTTGTTTTACAATATCGCCATCACGATCTTCATCATCAGTGGAGATAATAAAACGATATGTTGGAGCGACTGTGCCTGCTACCTGCTCAACAGGTGAGGTAAGTGCTTTGTTAATGATATCCATTGATATCTCCTTTAGTGAAGCGGTATTAAGAAAGATACGTCATACTTAGTATCAAGTATCTCACTTGAGTTAAACAGAGGAGATCTCGCAACCTCCTCTGGAAACCCTAAGGGAATTCACTCCCCCAAGCTTCAACCCTTTCGAGTTTCAAGAAGCTTGTATTATCTAATAGCAGTGTTGGCGTTGTTAGCACTATTACCAGACATTGTACCAGAACCGATGTTAATCTGGTCGTTAGTACCGCGTTGGTAAATTAAAGGTAAAGCAGTATTTAGCAATGTGCTAATACCGTTTAGCTGTGCTTGTGCTTGCTGCTGTTGTTGCATTTGGTTTACGTTCTGAGTAACGTTAACTTCAGTTCCTAAAGCACGATGACTCGCGTCTAAAGTCGCTAAGCGATCTCGTAGAGTTTGAATCTCAGATTGTGCGATTGCTTGAAGAATTACAGCATTACCTTGCGCTACTTGGGTAGATAAATCCTTTGTAGCTAGTAAGTTATTAGTAGAACCAGTCATTACAGTATTGCCTAGTTGGTTTAAACCTTGGCAAATTTGATTGCTTTGCTGGAGAATAGCGTTTTGAGTTTGTGACGCAGTCAAAGGAATAGACCCTTGAATGTCGCCAAGTTTACTTAAAACTTCGGTTGTTGCAATTTGATTCACAGCATTACCGTTGCCATCTCCGTTACCAAAGCCACCATTACGGCCAAATAGAGCGCCTAAAAGTAGACCAGCAACGATACCGCCGCCGCCAATACCACCAAAGCCGTCCATGCCATAGCCTCCGGCAACTCCACCTGCAGGTTTAAAGACATTAGTAATTTCAGGTATTTCATACATATGCGATTTCCTTTTCGAATGTTCCCACAATTTGTCAATAGACGCTTCGTGGGCAGTTAGTTTATCCATCATTTCATGCATTTGTTTCTGCATTTCATCCATGATTTATTTTCCTTTCTTTTGATTAAGAATTGAAATGTATTGAGGGTACACTTCATATTCGTAACAAAAGGGGGATAGATAAGGAATTGTGGATTTAACTAACTTACAAAAAAAAGGATTGGTGCTACATTACTCTATAGATTCCCATATCTTATTAAGTCTATACTCAATAAGTTGTGGAATCTCATCTAGTTGATACACGCCTGTTGACTCTAAATCGAATTCAATAGACTTATCACTTTCATCTAAAACGAAATCGTAAAATTCAAAATCGCCGTCGTCAAAAGATTTAAAATTTTCTCGTATCTGTAGGCCGGCAACGTAAGGACTTCCTAATGAAAATCCTACGGTACCGTCATCAGATTCTTGAATCTGTTCCATAATAAACGGAACAAGAGAAGCAGGTGTTCCCACTAACTCACTAAGTTTAATCATTCTCATACTTACTCCGATTTCTCAAACTCTAAGTGGTCAGTATTTGGAGGAATCGTTACTGAAGGAGGACGACCGTTAACGAATCCTGGGAAGCGCTTTACTGCGTCATTTATTTGTTTAACTTGTTTATCGTACATAGCTTTTGTATATGTTTTGTATTTGTAACCTGTGCGTTTACTTCCACCAACTCGGACAGGAGAACCGATTTGACGTGCTAACTGCGCCTTCATTTGACGTGCTAGGTCGTTAATAGGATCTGCTTTGTGAATCTTAGTGTAGGCGCTTGCTACGGTTTCTCTAAGTTTAGGTAACTGAGATGTTGAAGTAATAGCGAACGCGTCATGTTTAGACATAACATTCTTAAGTCTAACAGCTACTTCGTCTTTTACAGCAGCATCAAAAGATTGAACGAATAAAGGCATAGCAGAGCTTTTAGACTGCTGCGTATTCACTTCTCCAGGAGTGCGAATAGAAATCTTAAATGGATTACCGTTTTGATCCTTGAGAGCCACTCGTGTAGACACCATATCGTGTTTCTGAAAGGCCATTTTGAATCCGTTAATAGGATTGGTGTAGACAAAGTTATCAGGCATTAGCTTGGCAACTTCGTTAAAGCCTTTTTCAAACTTAGCGATTGGAGTTAAGTCAAAATTATTAACCAACTTGGTAGCTAACGATTTAGCTTTTTCTTTTATAGCTGGAGTAGGGATATTCTTAGAATCGTTTCCATAACCTGCTTTATCTAGAATGGTTTGCGTCGTACTTAAGATAGTTTGACCAGGACGACCGCCATAAAGGCGTGGAGTATCAACAGCTTTAACAACTTTCTTGATATTTCCTTTATCTTTCATGAGCGTTCCAATATCTAAATCATCAGCAGTGATCTCAGTACCACCGTTTTTCTTTTGATTAAGAATCGCGTAATAGGGTTTCTCAGGATGCTCAATACCTAACTTCTTCGCAGTGGCAATTGCAGGAGTCTCTTTAACCTTGCCGCCCCGTCCCAGTTTTACAGAATCAAGCAACTCTTGATTTCCAGTCATAGCCCCTACGTTAGCACGAGCTGATGATGTGGCGTCATACCATTTATGATTTGGATATGTTTCTCCAAGAGTTTTCTCTCCCGCTTTGCGAGCAGCAGCGGTGATAGAAGAAACCTTTGTCTTTAAAAGCTCAGGTGCGTTCTTATCGTTAGAATGCACTCGACCTTGAGGACCTAACTGTGAATTAGGAAAGGTTTTACGGCGTAACTCTAGAGACGCAAACGCTGTAGAAGAAGGATCTAATTCAAACTTTGTAGGGCGAGTATTTGATAAACTCTGTGTAATGGTGAATCCGCCGCCTTCTTTTTCAGCAGCATTTCTGCCTTTAGTAGTTAAACTGATGGCATGCGACGTTTGAATTTCTATTTTAGCGTCTATACCTAATGCTCGTACCGTACTTCCACGCATAGGTTTGCCAGTGATTGGGTTTACTACCCTATTGCCGGTAGTCGCATCCGCATAAGCCCAATGACCGCCTTGCATTTTGCCGCGGCGTTCTACTCTAGTGACGTTTATAAGTCCTTCAGTCTGCAGACGAGACAAAGAATCGCCAACAGCACGTGATAATTGCTTACCTTGCAATGATCCTGTATGCTGTGAAATAATGGCGGCTATGTCAGAGGCTTGAGAAGCACCTCGTTCGTTTAGAAAACGACCCATCTCAGATACGCGCATTGATTGCGTTATAATCGCTCGTCTAACTAATGAGTCTTGTTCAGAGCGCGAAAGTGTGTGGAAAGGAGCGGTACCAGAAGAAGAACCTGCTACCTTAGCGCCTACAGCGTGAGAAAATCCTTTACCACCCCAATGAGAAGCAAAGCGACCTTTTTCGTCACGATACGGATTATAGCCTCGACCTCCAGTTTTACCGCCTTTTCCAGCGGCTTTCTCTATCACATCTAAAGTGACGTTGAAATACTTTCTCCAATCCATTTATAACTCCTTAAACGATCATCGACTCAATGTCAGTTAGTGCCAAGTTGGCATCACTTAATAAATACACAGACATCGCTAAAGCCACTAAAGGGTCGATGCGTTGGCTTGACTTAGATTTATCTAATTTTCTATTACCTGTTGGATCGGAAATAACGATCGCATTAGATGCTGCCATGTTTAACAATGGATGAGAAGCATGCCGTAGTAGTTTCTGTAGTAACAGAGACTCAAGTCCTTCTAGTCGCAACGAGAAATCTTTGAAGCCTTGGCCAACAGGCAACCATTCAGAGTCTTGTGCGAAGTTAGCCTTCTCAGCAGCAACTTTGAAGTCATCAATACGCCATCTATCGAATGACACAGAAGCGATATCCCAACCTGCAGTACGCAAGGCTAACTCTTCAGCTAACATCTCATAGTTTAAATGAGAGCCTGGAAGAGCGATAAGGAATCCGTCTTTGGCCCACTGATCGTAAGGAACGCGGTCTGTTAGAGATCGGTCCATTAGAGTATCTAGTGGAGAAAAAACGAATGGTGTAGAATGCACTTCACCTGTTTCTGGGTCACGTACGCTAGCAACAGCAGCTGTCAAGTCGTTTCTTGAGGATAAGTCAAGACCGATATGCACAGGGTATTTTGTGAATAACTCTAAATCAACAGGACCGTTACACTCCTTCCAAACGCTTGGAGAGACGAATAATGTGAGTAATGATACTCTTTGATTTAGTAATAGGTTTCTTGCGGCTGCTTCGGCCGCGGGCATGCGGGCTGCTTTCTCTAACTGTTGGCGTAAGTCTTCAGAAGAGCGAAACACACCTAATGCCGGATTGGCTTTAATCCATTGTGATTCGTCAAGAAGGTCACAGTCTTTCTCCGCCTCGTAAACGTGGCAGACAACTGTAGAGTCTTCGTTGCGTTCAGCATCGTCAATCCACATACTTAATAAATCAGAATCAGAAGCAGCTTGCGTCGAAATAACGAAAAGCAAAGGATCCTTATGCGCTCCTTGGGATGTCGTGATCGCTTCGATAAAAGCGTCTCGAGGTCCCACAACCTGACCAACTTCATCTAGTACGGCAATGTAAGGCGATAAGCCTTGCGCTGTCGAACCATCTTTTGCTAGTGCTTTGTATTCTGTATTGGTGGTGATGCCTTTTAAACGCTTTCCTGATGGAATAACTTGGCATCTTTTTGACATGTTAGGATTTAATCCTATCATCTTAGACATAGCGGTGAAAAGAATCGCCGCCTGTTCGCGTGATTGGGCACCTGACACGATCTGAGCATTCTTTGGCGCTAAAGGGCCGATGATAGACGCTAGTACGAGTGGTGCAATAATTGTTGATTTGCCGTTTTTACGTGCAATAGATAGAATTGCGGTTTTCGTTAGACGATTACCTTCACTATCTTTGTTGTCGTAAATAGAACGGATAAAAGCTCGCTGAAAAGGGAGCAATGTGATAGGCGTACCTACCAATGCGCCTTCTGGGACTAGACATTCTTTATGTACGAACTGCATGACTTTCTCAGCGTCTGTGAGTAAATCCCACTTGATTTTCGAGAAATCTCTATCTCGAGGGATTGGACCGCTTTTTATAGCGGCTTGGACTTCAGGAGGAAAATCATACCATTCTGGTGTTGTGTAATCAATCATAAATCAATCCAAACGTGCTTGTATCCTGTTTTAGTTTCGTAGCGTTTTGTCCAGGTCCAGCATGTAACTTTGCCATCATCTAATGAGACAACTTTACGAACTGACTTAGCCTGTGCTAGTTTAAATGAACCGTTCTTTACAACTGCTTCTCCGCCTTTTCGCGCTCTAATGGCTTTATCTTCATTAGATTGGTTAGCGTATCCTACCTTACCAGCTAAAGAGCGGGCAAGTCTACCTTCATCGGTTAGAGAGTATTCTTTAAGTTTGCGAGAAACGGTATTTCTAAAATTCTCTGATTGCCATAGTTTAGTGGACAACTCAGATTGAATCGCTGCTTTCTCAATAGGTGAGATTTTCATACGATTAGCGATAAGTTTGCAAGCCGCAAAATCGCGCTGTTCGTAATGAATAGCATAATGCTCGTCTATAGTGACAAGTTTGAGATTTTCAATACGATTATCATTATGATTACCATTGATGTGATGAATCTCATAACTACGACCTTGCTCATCCTTTGGTATGGCGCCAAAGGCGTTTTCCCATACTTTACGGTATTTCTTAGTTTTGGTGATTACCATTCACATCCTTTAGGGAATCCATCTAGGCCAATCTGTGGTTTTTCTTTGTACGTCTCAGAGCGACCTAGAGAGGTGCTAAGGCGTGCATGGCACGATGGGCATAATGTTCGAAGATTATTCAAATCTAATGATAAGTGTGGAAATTCTTTCAAAGGCTTTATGTGGTCAACTGTCATCCGGGGTGCATTTTTAAAACAGAGCACACAATGATTGTGGTCTCTAATTAGCACTAGTTTTCGGACTCTACGCCACTGTGGAGAGGCATAGAATTTCTCTGAAATGGACTTAGCGGGCATAAGGACACCTTTGGTTTGATGCAAAACATACTTTATGAGTAACCCTGGAGGTATACCAGGATTACGGTAAAGCACGCTCTGAGTAACCGCAAGTTTTAGCTTGCGTAAGCACAGCGTCTAGCTAGCGTATAACACAGTAACATCTTGGATTATGTCTGAAACTTGTTGGGCAGCTTTAGTCGCTCCATGAAAGCGAGAGGCTTGACCGTGAAGTTGAGACGGTGTAAGTTGTAAAGTGGTCTGTAAGGCACGGATCACAGGAATCTTAGAATTCGCCAAGCGGTTATACTTCTCCGCTTCTTTGAGATCGTGAGCTATTGCAGCTTTAATCTCTAGCCGATTGTAGTGAGATGCCATATAGATCGCTTCACATAAAAGCTTGAGTTGCTCTACATATACTTCATTCCACCAGGTAACAGGTCTTAAAGGAATGGTCATTTCGATCATTCTTTGCACTGGACCTGGTGTTCCACGCTTGATTGCGTCTACTACGGGCTGTAGAGCCACAGCAGCGGCGTAGGCGTCTGTCATACCGTCTTGGGTATTTACTTTAGAGGCGTCATACATTGCAAAGGGCTCCTAGCGGGCGCGGTATGCGCGTTATGCGTGTGGGTGTGAAGGAAAAAGGAATGGTGAGCTTGTGTCGTGGCTCCGAGAAGCAGACGCAAATCAAAAAAAGAGGTACGACGATTACGAGCCTACAGTGAAGATTTCCTCAATAGCCCCAATCAACTGCGGATTGAAATTATTTTAGAGTCATCACATGTAGGCGTGAGTAACACAGTACTACTATACTACGAGGTGGGCGTGGCGTGGGTACACGTGTAGAGAGGCCGCATTCCATATCATCTCACCTAACTCAAGAGTAGGGTAAGTGGTACGTAGGTCGGTCAACGCTTGAGCGTGTACGTAGTCATGCCATGCTTTATCTCCTTTATAGCCGAAGATAGCGTCGTTAGACCTCATGTAAACAAAGTAGTACAACTTATCGTTACGAATAAACAATTGAGTAGAGTAGGTACAGATCATGTCTTTCATACCTAATCTAGTACTATCGGTATGTATAGACGGTCTAGTGTAGATCATGTTACCCTGTCTACTATACCTATCTTTCTTTAGTGTATTGATTACATAATCGTATTGACTACCGTTCTCTTTACTCCAGATACACCAGCCGTAGTTACTATTGACATTACCCTCTGTAGAGGCTATACTCCGCCAGATACTAGGTATAGGAGCAGGGATGTCCTGTATAGATAGACTCTGGCTCTTATACCACTGTAGCTCTCTAGCATTCCACTCCTGATTAACAGTACCAAAGATAGCTGTTTCATCTGCTACAAAACTAACATTCAATAGTTCTAACATACCTGTTTCATCAGGTTGTACAGTCCTAAAGAAGTTTCTAATACTTTCAACATTATAAGTTGTAGTCAACATTATTCTTTATCCTTAAAAGGAGTACCTGATTGAGGCCGATCATCACCCTGTTTATTGATATAAGAGTGTTCGATCATAAATAAAATGTTACAAGCGGCATGAGCTAAATGAGAAAGTTTAGTTTCTTCATCTAAATCTTCGCCAGACCAGAATTGCATTAAATGCCTTTGTGTGGCAGAATAACATCTTGACCAGGCAATCATTTCGCCTTCTCTCCAAGAATTTGCACCATACTTATCAGCACCGATAGACAATACTTCGGCAATGTCTTTTAATGGACGTACAGGAAGTAAATCTAATCTTACTTTGCCAGAATCAAACTTTGGCGCTTTACCTTCGATAAACTCAACTTTATCTTTAGTTTCAATTTTGCATTCTCTAGTTGTCATAATACTTTCTTTATTTGATGTTGGGCTCCCAAGCAACTCTTGAGTTGGGCTCCTAGGCGTCTTAGCGCTACTAGGCATAGGCTCAGTAATCGCCAAGACTGTAGGCCAAGGATGAGTAGCCTTGAGTTCGTCTTGCTGTCTCTGATTCTCTAACTCATTCTCTCTACGAGCTACGTAATCTGCCAAAGTCATATCTAGACGATAGGCCTTTCTTTTATCACGGAAGCTCATTCTACATTCTCCATAGCCAAAGTACGCTGGACTAAGATTTGAGTATGAGTGTCTTCTGGACCTTTCCATCCTTCTGGCTTTACTAGGTCGGTTTTAAAACCACCTCTCTTGTTTCCGTTCTGACCAACCTCTTTGGCGAGGTTACAAGCCATCACAGCATCAAAGCCACTTTGGAGTGGAAAACCATGTTTGTCTAAACTACCTACAGCGAATACTATCAAGTCTAACAAAGCATCATACTGCTCTACTAGAGTATCGGCTTCGGCATACTCGTTTAATTCTTCTTGCATTGCGGCTATTCTAAACGCCTTCTCTTCGTAAGGGAGGTGTCTAGGCGGACCGTTATAATCGATACCAAACTTGGTATGCATGGTATTCAAGGCGGTTAGTAGGTTATTCTCTGCTGTCATGTTATCTGCTCACTCTTGGTTAATGTAATCTTTAGGTAACCTAAGCATATCCTATACAGGTCTTTGCTAGGTCTATAGTAAGGTTATTTATAGTAGTATCTATAGAGTAGTATCCCTAGGCTAAATACCTAGGACTGCTAAGGATATCTTATACTACTCCTATAGGGATACCGGGCAGGTGGTATGTAGTGGTAACCACACGGCTTCTTTATAGGGATACTCAAGTCATTCTTACAGGTTATGTCGTGGTGGGCTAAAGATGTAGTGGTCGCTGAACTGCTGTATAAGATACTTCCTAATCTTCTCTTATACCTTATCCTATACATCGTCTTTGACGGATAGGAGCGCTCTATGATCTTGCCCAAAGACGAAACCCCTGTTTTTGGTTTATAGGGATACTCAAGTTAGCTACTATCACATAAGTTATTGATTTGTATACCTTTTTATCCCAAGGAGCTAAGTTATTGATTTTAAACACTATTTTATAGACACCGAAGGTATACCGACAAACGATGGAAAAGTGCTCTAAGTTATTGATTTTAAACGAATTGTGAAATCCAGGCTAAGTTATTGATTTTAAACGATTTTTCAACAATACCCTGAAAAACGACCTTAGATCAATACCCGGTATACCCTAGATGTCCATTTTTGTACTGGTACCCAAGAAAAGATAATTTAGCTGAAAAGACTGAATAATCTCACTTACTTATTATTAGTATTAATATGTTACTAGATTAACTGAATATCGAATATCGATAACTGGCGTAATAAATATAATAACTGAATATCTTAACGGATAACTGGAATAATATGAATCGTGAGATTAACTGGAAATTATCTAATCTATATATTAATTTCATATTAACTTAAAGGATAAATATTATGAAAAACTTTATTACTGTATCTCTTGATGGTTTAGGTAAATTCGTATTAACTGAAACTCGTTTAGTAGTTCAAAACACTGTTATTGTTGAAACCGATAATACAGCTGAATTAACTACAGCTATTTCTAATTTAACTGAATATAAACGTGCTCAGTTTACAGAAGACGCTAAAAGCGAATTTAAACGAATTGAAAAGGAAGCCAAAATGGCTAACAAACTTAAAAACGACGTAAAACGTCAAGAACGTGAAGCTAAGAAAGCAGAACGTAAACAAGCTCAAGAAGCTAAGCTAATCGAAAGAATGGCTAAACTTCAAGCACAACTTGAAAAAGTAAAATCAGCATAACTGATGAGTCCTTTATGGACGAAACTACCGAAAGGTAGTCTTATGCACAGAGTGAGCGAAAGCTAATACTTAACCTGCTATTATCGATTAAGAAGTACGATAAAATACGGGTATTATGAAAAATCAACGAGCAATACGTAATACTGTGGGTGCAAACACTAATCATGTTAGATTCAAGAGGAATGGACTTGTAAGACTATTCAAACCAAAGTATATGACTAGAGCATATGCAGTTAATTAGTATCTAGAAACTAATTCTTATCCATGAGAGTTCATGAGATCGTTCGTTATATCGAATCGTTAAAAGAATATAAACGGTTAAGTGGATATGCCGTTCTTACCACAGTAGAGTAATGCACTTAAAATCAGACGCATTCATCGAGCCAGTGATCTGCAGAACGATGTAAAAGTAATCGAACAGATCCGTTTTGAGGACAACGTAAAAGTCCTCACCAATTATAGTAAAGGAAATATGAATAAAATTATATATAATGGACTTACACGTCCGCAAATGGTTTCTATGATTCACATGGAAACTGATACTTCATTCTGGTGCTACAAAGTGTCTGATGAAGAATTAATCGAAGGTTTTAAACAAATCTTTGGTACATCTAACTGATGAGTCCGTAAGGACGAAACCACCCAATATGAAATTCAACAAAACATCGTTGAGCGTATGCGACGAGCATCCCATTGGAGCTCCAAACTCCCAGAGTGGTCTTAGATTAAAAGGAATTATTATGAGTATTTATACAAGTGCATTAGCACGAATCGAAGAAGTAAATCGATTAAACAAAAACTTAGGTCATAAAGACGAATGTGGAATTACTGAATCGAAAGATCCAGTCGGCGAAGTAGATCGCTCAGAAGCTGCTTACATTGTTAAGCGTGCTAAAGAGTTAGGTATTACTCCGTTTGAATTCATTATGAAACCTCTATCAGAGAAGAAATAATGGATCACAGTAGTCCTAGTGTAACTGAAATTATCGAATGGATAGCGACCATTGCGATGTGTACATCATTCTTTGTGATTACATCTTATATTATCGCTAAAATAATTTAATTAAAGGAAATATTATGAAAAGAGACTATATTGCAGCTTACAATCAACTACAAAAGATCGGCGTTCCTGTATATGAGCATAGTGATGATAAAGGAAACTTTAGCATTGATGCAGAACATCCAGAATCGTATCTTTGGTGTGATTACTACGATGGTAGCTCCATCCCAGATTGGGACTTTGGCGTTAATCCAAAAATCGGACAAATCCTCTCAAAACGTGGATTGTTCGCAGAATGGGTTAATCCAGGACGACTCGCTGTTTACATTATTTAAAGTAAACGGAAAAGAGTATCACATACTTGCCTACGCTATGCAAATGGCGAATGGCAAGGAAATAGAAATCATTAAACATAAAGGAAATTAATATGAACATGGAACAATTTAAAGAGTTGCAGCAGTATTATGCGCACGATCTATTTGACTTCGTCTATGGCGAAGGCTTATCATACGAGCTTTACGATAAACTATTTACCATCTATACCGAATCAGGTGAGATGCCTTATGGTGTCGCTAAAGCTCGAACTGACGATCCATATACATGGATTGATGATCGCTTTACAGCGTTTATTGAGCAGAACAATCTGCAAGATGAATGTGCAATTGAAAACATTAATTAAGGAAAACTTATGAAATATTATTTCGTATTACAAGATGGTTCAGTAGTGTTTGCAAAAACATACGTAGAGCTTAAAGATAAAATTAAACAATACATAGAAAGTAACTAATGGAATTTATTACAGCACTTATAATCTTAGCAATTTTCGTAGTAGCGGTTATTGGTTATATCATGAACATTGTTAAACTTGTCAGATCTACAGAAATGACAGGTAAAACTATTGCACGTGGAATTGGAATATTCTTCTTCCCATTGGGTGCAATCTTAGGTTATGTGTCTAACTGATGAGTCGGTAACGACGAAACCGTAGTGATACGGTCTTAGACTAAAAGGAGTAGTAAACACTTATTATGAAAAATAATATAAAAGTTGTTATATTGGCTACGTTGATCTTTTTATTAGGTTTGTTAATCGGTGTAATGATTAAACAAGAAAAAGAAGAGCCAATGATTGTAAAGCCTGTAACAACACAACAGTACGTGAAATACATACGACAAGAAGCTAAAAAGATCGGTTTAGATCCTGAATTAGCTCTTGCAGTGGCGATTACAGAAAGTGAATTGAACCCTGATGCTAGAAGTAAAGTAGGTGCTATTGGTATTATGCAAGTAATGCCGACAACTGCTAAATATCTAGGATTTGATCCACACGATCCTACAGAAAATATTAAAGGTGGCTTAGCTTACCTTAAATATCTTGTAGAAAAGTTTGGTGTAGAGCATGGTGTAGCAGCTTATAACGCTGGTCCAACCCGTATGCATAAAGTGCGTGCTGGTGCTTCAACAATGCCACGTGAAACTAAACACTACATCAAGAAAGTAATCGCTAAGAAAAATGAATTAGAAGTTTAATATTATAAAGGAAATAAAATGGAAATGAAGTATTTAATTATCGCAATCGGTATAGTGTATTTACTAATTGGTATCGATCAGCTTCGCAAAGGAGCTGTTGGTAACTTTATTATTTATGCTGGATATGCGTTTAGTAACGTCGGCCTATTTATGATGGCCAAATAAGATTGCCTGGTTGGAGCATCACGAAAGTGAAAACAACCTAGCGCTTATTCGCTCTACCCTTTGATCGGGTAAGCGCACGCTTTTGCATCTTGAGCGGAAAAATCAAGGTGCCATTTGGAATGCATTTTACACTAGAATGTATTCCCAATGACTCAACTATTACGTAAGTTATTGATTTTAATAAGGAAATTTTATGAATATACAAGAAATGAGAGCCAACTTTCTAAATGGCAAATTATATGCAATGCATCATGCTTACTCAGACGTTAATCCGTATGAAGTATTACGAGTTGTAAGTGATAATTGTTTGGAGATACGTGCAATGGACCATGAAAATGATCCTAACGATATGCCAAAGTTTATAGCAGGTGGCTTTAGCGTCATTTGCACTCATTTTGGATCTCGAGTAATCACTTCAAATCCAAATAATCGTGTAATTCGTATTAGACGTAGAAAGAAAGATCCAAATAGATGGGTTCACAAAGGTATGAGATTTACCTTAGATGTAGAACCTCATGCTTATTACGATCATAATTTCTAATATGATAATACTAATACTATTACTGGGTATTATGACCATCAACGTTATACTAGCTTTTGTTTTACGCAAGTATAGCATTTATAAAGATTCAGATTTTAAAGGAAAAGATAAGAAATAATGTATAATCAATTTAGAGAACATGTAAGATTTAAAGACTATGGCACTACTAGAGCAGAGCTAATCGAAGAGTTTAGAAAATTCTATGACGCTGATTTAGAGAAAGCCACTAAACAGTTTGAGTTTCATGAAGAGATGGCAGGACACAATTTCCTAGTTGTTGCAGTTACTAGACAACCAGTCAATTCTTTAGGACATCATACTATTGAGGTAACATTGGCACCAATAGACAAAGTAGATGATGATTTAATCTACCCGGAAGGAGACTAATATGAGTGAATTTAAACTAATGTTAGCATCTGTATGTGATCCAGCAAAGCTTGTCTTTCCTAAACTCGCATCACCAAAACTTGACGGTATTCGTTGCACCATTCGTAATGGCACTGCGCTAAGCCGTAACGGTAAACCTATTCGAAATAAGTTTGTGCAGTCCATTATTGGTAACAATCACTTAAACGGATTGGATGGCGAACTTATGGTTGGCGATCCAACTGCAAGTGATGCTTTCCGTCAAGCAACGTCTGGCGTTATGTCAGAAGACGGTGAGCCAAAGTTTACGTTTATGGTGTTTGACTATTACCATTCAGACTTAGGCTTTAGTGACCGCTTACAGTTAGCGAAAGAGATGGTGCAAGACTTTGGCGTACCTAAATACGTAAAGATTGTGCCACATAAGAAAGTAAAAGACATCGCTCAGCTAGACGCTCTTGAAGAGAAATGGCTTGAAGATGGATACGAAGGTGTTATGCTACGTTCATTAGATGGTCCATACAAACTTGGACGATCAAGCGTAACTGAAGGACATTTACTGAAAGTGAAACGCTTTAGCGATGCTGAAGCTACTATCGTAAGCTACGTAGAAGAAATCCATGGCAAAACACAATTGCCAAAGAATTCTTTAGGTAAGTTTATGTGCCGTACACCAGAAGGTATTGTATTCGGTGTAGGTGGTGGATATAGCGCTAAAGAGCGCAAAGAGTTTTGGGAAAATCGAGATGCGATGATTGGACTTACGTTGAAGTATAAATACTTTACTGTAGGTATGAAAGATGCTCCACGATTCCCGACATTCTTAGGTATTCGTGATGAAAACGATATGAGTTAAACTGATGAGGCTTTAGTAGCCGAAACGCCGTGACGGCGTCTTTAACATTTTATAAAGGAATATTATGGGATTAGATATGTTTGCGCATAGCGTCGCTAAAAATAACGCTATTGATGACCTCACTATGACTAGTGATACTGACAGTCCACAAGATAACGTTGAAATTTTCTATTGGAGAAAACATCACGATTTGCATGGATGGATGAAAGAGCTATTTCATTCTAAAGGTGGTGAAGGTGAGTTTAATCTTCAACCTATTCGTCTTACATTAGATGATTTAGATAAACTCGAAGCAGCGGTGTTACAAAACACTCTACCTTTTACTACAGGAATGTTTTTCGGAAACAACCCGCCTGATGAAGAATCGCAGACGCGTGATTTAACGTTTATTGACAAAGCACGCTCACACATCTATGTTGGACGTGAAATTTATTATAACTCTTGGTGGTAATCATGGAAAAATGGCTTACCTTAACCAAATGGTTAGGAACTATTTTGTGTCTAACAGGTATAGCACTTACTAGCTTCAACATTTATCCGTTAAATATTGTACTAAGCCTTATAGGCAGCTTACTATGGACAGTGGCAGGATTCCTTCAAAAGGATCCTCCATTAATCTTAGTAGAAGCAGCTGCGGTTGGGCTTTACTTTATTGGTATAATTACTTATTTAGGAACATTATGAAAAAATTTAAGATAGGAGATTTAGTCGCTGTAAACACTTTACCTGATTGCCAAGTATATCATCTATACGAGCAACATCAGAGAAATAAGTTTATGTTTTATCTAACTTACTACTCAAATGGGAAGTTGTGCGGCGGAGGTTGGTTAGACGTTAGCGCTTTTCGCGAACCGTCAAAGGATCAACTTAAAAACTACATAGCTACATCGCTGCCTGAAATCGGCGTATCTGCTACTGAAGATGCAGTAACAAATTAATTTATAAGGAAAACATTATGAAAGAAAATAAATTGGCTCAAATGCCAGCAGGTAAGTATTGGATTGGTGACTTGTGTTATGTAATGCACGATAATTGGGATGAGTTTTGCCAAAAAGCTTACGACAGTGAAACTGGTAAAGACAACAATGGTCTTATGGTTCTCAATAACGGCACCAAAGTCGCATGGTTTAACACTAAGTGGGGCGATGGACTCTATCGCGATACCAGAGGTAATAGGTATCCTGTAGACGCAGGTCTTATTGGGTGCATAAAGATGAACGACATCGACTTTGACCATCCGCATAACGATCTACTTGGAGGCAATATAGTCTCATTCAAAGAAGATTTCGAATGTGGATATGAAAATGGTCTTATTTGGTTTGGTCATGGCAAAGACTCAGTTGAAATTCAAACTGACGATATGTATGGCGAAGACGAAGAGGAAGAAGACGAAGATTACGAACAATCTTATAACTAAGGAAAAAACAAATGGACATTATTGCACAACGTGAAAGAATGCGTAATCGCAAAAAAGTATTAACAGAGCAAGTTAAGACATTGTTAGCACAAGAAGAGTATGACGATTACGTTGTTGCTCTTGCTAAAGGAAGAGTGTTTGAACTTGAAGAACAGTATTATGAATTATTTGGAGAAGATTTATGAAATCTAATAAACAACGAACAGAAAACTGGGTCGCTACTCTACCTACACTCACCTCGCCAGAAGACCAAATGGCCTTAGCAGCCATTAAGTCGTCTGTAAAGGCTATCAACATGCAAAATGCGCATCACGATCACTTAGCTTATGGCAAAGGGTGGAGAAGTTATAAGCGTTTCGATGCTGATTGTAACGAGCGCCGCTTACCTCGCTATCGCGTCACCATTAGAGCGCGTGGTCCAGTTGATGGACATAAGTATGGATGGGGCGGGTATCTCAAACTCGCTGGTGGTAGCCGCTTTGACATCTACATTCACGAAAGACGCTAATGACTAAATTTATCGTAGTGGAAACAACTAAAGAAAATAAAGATCGTAAACTCGCTGTAAAAGACTCTTTAGCTGAAGCTATGAAAGAGCAAAAGAAACAGCGAAAGCTAGTGCCTGATACTTCAGCTGTCAGTATTGCTGAGAAAGACACTTACGATTTTATTCAAAAGCATAACAAGAAAAAGTCAAACTGATGAGTCCTCAATGGACGAAACGCCGAGATGGCGTATTTGACACTCCGTATCGCTACGGAGACCCAACTATAACGTAAGTTATTGATTATAAAGGACTTATTATGAAAGAGTTATTAACATTAATACGTAGACGCTTAAGCGACGCAAAAGAGCGCGTAAATAAGCAAGCAAAGAAATCACGATATTTAGAGTTTAACGTGACTGTAGAGTATTTACTACAACTATGGATGAAACAGAATGGAAAATGCGCTATTGAGAATATTCCACTATCAATAGAAACACACTCTATTACAATTGCTTCATTAGACAGAATTAACTCTGATGTTGGATACGTAGAAGGAAACGTTCAATGGGTTACAAAGCGCGTAAATATCGCAAAAAGTAATCTATCTGACGCTGACTTTAAAGCAATGATTTTCAACGCTTACAAAGGACTTTAATATGGCTGGAGAGCAAGCAAGTAGTGTATCAACGCGAGAATTTAAAGGCTATAAAGTAAAGCCTCATAATAAACCACCATCATCGGTATATTTCAATCAAATTAAAAAGTTTATAATTGAGAGATATCCAACGATGTATACTATATGCAAAGAACGGTATGGAGAAAAAGAGTGGTGGGAGATTGTGTATAAAGAAATGACAGAATACACTTTCGACTTTGAAGACAATCAAGCAAGATTTCTATACGCAAAGTACGTAAAGGAGTTTAAATGAATATTTTCTACTTAGCAGCAGATCCGTATGTGGCAGCATCTATGCATTGTGATAAACACGTTTGTAAAATGATTATTGAAACAGCACAAATGTTGTCATCAGTGCAAGCAAGGTATGGATCAGACAATACTCCTTACAAACCTACTCACGTAAAACATCCATCAACGTTATGGGCAGGTGATTCTGCTTCTAACTATAAATGGCTAGTGAGCTTAGGTAAAGGCTTATGTAATGAATACACTAGACGGTATGGCAAAATCCATAAGACGCAAGAGATTATAGACAAATTGTCGGAATCTCCTGATGGTCTACCGGATGTTGGATATACTAAGATGCCACAGTGTATGCCTGAAGAGTATAAGACTGAAGATTCTATTACTGCTTATCGTAATTATTACATTGCTGATAAAATGCGATTTGCAAAATGGAAATATACAGAAACACCAGCATGGTGGCCAAGTGTAACTGAAGAGGCTTGAATAGCCGAAACGCCGAGATGGCGTCTTACACATTATTAAAGGAGGAAGATGAGTACAGTAAAAGAAAAGTTGTACGTCCTTCGACGTGAAAAATCGGTCTTAGAGGCCGACTTGCGATCTCTAAAAGCGAGACGTGAGAATGCCAAGCGCGCTAACAGACAGGCTATTGACGTAGGTCCTGATCCGTTTTACTATCGCGTAGGTATGGACTTTCGCGGTCGCCTTTACTATAAAGGTGCCCACTTAAATCCACAAATGGGTGATGATGTAAAGGTAGTATTGACGTTAGCCAATAAGAAACCTCTAGGCACTAATGGACTCCATTGGTTATGTTGGGGAGTCGCTTCTGCGGCTGGCTACGATAAAGCCGCTTTTGGTGCACGTGTTACATACACTCGTGAGCATTTGCAAGAGATACGTAAGGCAGTAGAAGACCCATCAACATCAGATTATTTTATAAACACTGTGATGAAAGATGGTGAGCCTGCGCTATTTCTTCAACGCGCTAATGAGTTGATTAATGCGATAGATAGTGGTGATAGCGCTTCATACGAGACTGATGTAACGATCGCTATGGACGCTACATGCTCTGGTTTGCAGATTCTATCAGCAGTCGCTAAGGATCGTCAAGGTGGTAGTTTAGTAAACATCACTGAAACTCCTGAAACGCAGACTGAAAAGGCTGATGTGTATGGCACAGTTGCAAAACTAATCTTGAAGAAGTATTCACAACTTCCAGAAAACTATTTTGCACAATGGGTAATTCTAAATGGAATACCTCGAAGATTTACTAAGCGTCCTGTTATGACATTACCTTATTCAGCTACTATTCGTAGTGCTATCGGTTATGTCCAGACAGAGTTGCAAGGTAATTCAGAAAAAGGTATTGCACCTTATCCTTTACCACCATCAGAAGAAGATAGACGACGTTTACAACTATCAATTAAATCTCTAATGGGTAAAGAAGAATCAGGCGAAGTAAAGTTGGACGATAATTCACTTTATTACGGTATGGCAACTCTTATTGCGCGTGACATTCACGGCGTATGTAGAGAAACTATTCCTGCCGCAATGACTCTTCTTGAATTCTTTAAATCTACACCAAAGAAGTTATACGATCACGCTATTTGGAATACTCCTGATGGCTTATATGTAAAACAGCGCTATGGCGTTGAAGAAGAGAGTCGTACTAAGTATACGCTAACATGGGTAGACCAAGATACTGGTGAGATTTGCCAGAAACTTATCCAACGTAGATATGCGTATATCGACCCAAGTGATAGAGATAGAAGTAAAGCGTCTAACGGTATGCCTCCTAATTGGGTGCACTCTTTAGATGGCACATTAGTGCGTAGAGTTATGCTAAGCGCTCCTTTTGAGATTATCGCCATCCATGATTCATTCGCTGCACATCCTGCAGACTGTGATGATTTGGCTAGAATCTTACGTGAGCAATTCGTATGGATCGTTGAGCAAGAGCCTTTGCAACGCTTAATCGATCAGCTTAACGCGCAAGTTGGAGAAGAGGTCTTTAAGTCAGAGCCACTTATGTTAAATACGTGGAATCCTAAAGAAGCCTTAAACTCTGAATTTCTATTTTGTTAAGGAGTTACATGAATTTACATCAAAGAGAGATTGAATTAGAGAATGCTAAGTTGGCAAAGGATCGCCACTTAGAGATTCGTCAGAAACTTGACTCTATTTCAATCGAATTCTCGAAAGAGATTATTGACTTAAGCTTTCACATTGATAAATGGAGAAAGGTAGATAGAAAACCTAGAGAAGTTGAAAGACTAGCTTATGCTAGCTTGTTAAATAAAGTGCCTTCTATCGTTCTAGCAGAAAACGTTGTTCGTGCTTTATTCGAATCATACATTAACGTAGACATTGGAGCACCTTTAACGTATGCTACTGTTGTTAACAATAAGTTAATTCAGCAGAGATTACGTAGTTTACTTCCTAACGAGGAAACAGCAATACCGATACAGTTTAAATTCTCTTTAGTAGATTTACTAGTATCCCGTACTGTTAGATATCTTCCTTCATTATTTATCGATGTTGAAAGTAGAAAACTTGGTACTCCAGACTCCATCGAACTCACAAAAGTCGCAAAAGAGCGTTTAGGCAAGATTTCTATTCAGGAATTGTTAACTGACGTTCCAATGAGATGCAAACCTGCGAAATGGACTTCAGTATTTCATGGTGGTTTCTTAACATCAGAAATGCAGCGTGGAAATCCACTGATTGGGTCTCGTTATCACGATTATAAAGAATTGATTGAAATCGATAAGTCTTTGCAAAGTAATCCTGAAATTTTAGAATCTGTAAATAAAATGCAAAACGTAGCATTTAAAATCGATCCTAACTTTCAGAAATATCAAAAGATTATTGATGATATTCGAAAATCGAAGATAAAAGAGATTCAAACTCAAATCGACAAGAAGCGAGAAGAGATTTCACGATGTGAAAAGGAGTTAGATTTGAGTATCCCTATTAGATAGACCATACGGGATATCTAGTTTTTAACTTATGGAGAATAGCCAAGATGGCAAAACTAAAAACTGCAATTACACCGAAAGGTACTTTATCATGGCCATACATTGGTCGTCCTGATACAAGATACAATCCTGAAGGTGTCTATAAGACCAGCTTAATTGTACCGGCAGCTGAAGCCGAATCGCTGATGGAAACATGCAAACAGATGTTTATTGATGAGTATGGTAATGCCAAACTCGCCAAAGCGAACATGCCTTTCTCACCTGAAGTCGATGACCAAGGTAACGAAACAGGCAACATCGTGTTTAAGTTTAAATCTAAACGACAGCCAAAACTGTATGACGCTAAAGGTAAAGTAATTACTAAAAACCTTCAAGTTGCATCAGGCACAGTGGCTAAAGTCGCTACAGCGATTAATCCTTACGCTACAGGTATCAACGTTGGTGTTTCACTTTATTTGAACGACGTTCAGATTATCGAGTTAGTAGAATACGGCAAAGGCAGCCTATTCGGACAAGAAGATGGTTTCGAGTTCGACGACGATGGTGAGCCTAACGAACCTTCTACTACTGGATCGAAGAGTGAAGAAAACGCGGACTTCTAAGCAAGTTGGAATTTATCACGGATTTCGAAGTGGTCTTGAGGAACGCATAGCGGAGCAATTGACAACGCTTAACGTTCCTTTCACCTTTGAAGAGGTCAAGATAAAGTATGTGAAACCTCAACGATCTGCTACCTATTGTCCGGATTTTATCCTGTCGAATGGTATCATCGTTGAGACTAAAGGTCGTTTCCTAACGGCTGATAGACAAAAGCACATACTGATTAAAGAGCAGCATCCTGAGTTGGACTTACGTTTTGTATTTAGTAACTCAAATGCACGTATCTCTAAGACTTCGAAAACTACATACGCAGATTGGTGTATTAAAAATGGGTTTGTCTTTGCAGATAAACTTATTCCAATCGAATGGATAAACGAAACACGCTAAGGAGAATACGTTGATTGAAAATGAAGAGTCGAGATTCCTAAGACACGAATCCTGCGACAGTTGCGGATCGAGCGACGCTAAGGCAGTTTATTCGAATGGATCGACCTTTTGCTTCGCTTGTCAAGTTTCTACTCGCAGTGAAGGTGGCAAAACTAAGGTGATGAATAACACATCTCCTTCTCTTGCACCATTCTTTGACGCTCAAATAGAGCCACTCGCCGCTAGAGGTATTTCCGAAGCGACTTGTAAACGGTTTGGCGTACGTAAAGGTGATTTAAATGGACGTAATGTCCACTTCTATCCTTACGTTGTAGATGGTGAAGTAGTTGCCGCTAAGACTAGAGATAAAGACAAAAACTTCAAGATTATTGGAGATGGAAAAGACTTACCATTCTTTGGTCAGCATCTTACTCCTAATCCAAGTGATAAACTTACTTTAGTTGTTACTGAAGGTGAGATCGATGCGCTATCTATGTCTCAGATTATGGGAAATAAATGGCCTGTTGTATCTATTCCACAAGGAGCTCAAGGCGCCATAAAAACTTTTAGAAGCCAAATTGAATGGCTAGATAAGTTTAAAGATGTTGTTATCATGTTTGATAATGATGGTGCTGGTAGAGATGCCGCTCTGAAATGTGCTGAAGTATTACGACCTGGTAAAGCCAGAATCGCTTCACTTCCGCTCAAAGACGCCAACGAAATGTTGATGGCTGAGCGTACTGAGGAGTTGATGAAGGCGTTTTGGGACGCTAAGCACTTCCGTCCGGATGGTATTCTATCTGGAAATGAGTTGTGGGAATCTGTATCACGTGAAGAGTCTACCATCACAGTAGAGTATCCTTTCTCGAAACTAAATGAAACTACTTTAGGTATTCGTAGAGGTGAGCTAGTGACTGTTACGGCAGGCTCAGGTATTGGTAAGTCAGCGTTTATGCGAGAAATCGCGCATCATTTACTTTCACTAGGTGAGACAGTGGGTATGGTGATGTTAGAAGAAAATCCTAGACGAACTGCATTAGGTCTTATGGGATTATCTTTGAATAAACCTTTGCACTTATCTCGTGACGGTGTATCTAATGAAGAGTTACGCAAAGCGTTTGATGACACATTAGGCACCAATCGTGTATTCTTATACGATCACTTTGGTAGTACGGAAGTAGATTACCTTATGAATAAATTAAGGTATATGGTAAAAGGTTTACAGTGTAATTGGTTGATTCTTGACCACCTATCCATTCTTGTATCAGGATTGGAAGGCGTAGATGAGCGTAGACTTATCGATCAAGCAATGACTATGTTACGTACCTTTGTTGAAGAAACAGGTTGTGGATTGTTGTTAGTAAGCCATTTACGACGGCCAGATGGAAAAGGCCATGAAGAAGGAGCTGCTACATCACTATCACAATTGCGTGGATCACATGCCATCGCTCAACTCTCTGACATTGTAGTCGGTTTAGAGCGTAATCAACAAGGTGACAATCCTAATGAAACTCAAATTAGAGTATTAAAGAATCGTTTCTCTGGTCAAACTGGAGAAGCTGGTAAACTTTACTTTAATCGAGAGACAGGACGATTGACTGAAACATTTACTATGGCACCTGAAACATTCACAGCAAGTTCGGATTTTTAACTTTATTGGAGAATTAAATGTCAACACAATTATACTTTGCAGTAAAAGCAATTAAAGAAAACAAAAACGGCGCTACTTCGCAACACTTAGCGAAATACGGTATCAAGAATGCCTCAGCCGTAATCTCAACACTACGCAAACGTGGCCACACTATTGTGACACAATTCGTAACCAAGAATGGTCAACGTGTTGGTAAATATTTGATGCCTTTTGGCACACGTACTGAAGAAGCAAAACTTACTAAAACAGCTCGTAAGGCAATTGCCAAGGAGTTTGGGTTAGCATAAATGTAACTTATTATATACAAAATAGCATGTTTATGTATATTATATGATACAATCAGTCTGACTGATGAGCCTTAAATAGGCGAAACCGCCACTCGGGAGAGTCGCGGTCTCAGACACTCAAAACTATATCGATAAACTGAATCGAATCCTCCTGTAGTTTTAACATCCAATAGGAGTTAAATACTATGAGCATTAAATCGCAAATTATTATGTCAAGCCGAGAGCATTACAAGGCTCACATTCGTAAACATGTCACTAACATCAACGCAATTCTTGCTAATCCAATCGCTATTCCTGAGCACACAGACATCATGGACTCGGTTGAAAAAGAACTGTTTGTCATTAGTGAATACGAAAGCAAATTACAAGCATTAGACAAATACATTAAAGATGAGTCTGATGATAATGGTAATAACGGCAACAATGGTAATGGCAACGGTGGTAATAATGGAAACAACGGTAATAATGACACAAGCACTACTACCGAATCTTCTACAACTACCGAGACTAATGAGACTTCAACCACTCAACAAGAAGCCACCATTACAGTCGGTGCAGGCTCTCATTTAACTATTGAGAGACCTTTTACAGTCTAACTGATGAGTCCTACATGGACGAAACCGTAGTGATACGGTCTTAGACAATCCCAACTACATCATAAGTAGTTGAATTGATTACAAATATTTACCCTACCAAGTAGAATAGGATAAAATGAAACGATTAGTATTTGACATTGAGTCGGATGGACTTCTCGACACCATTTCTAAAGTGCATTGCCTTGTAATACAGGATGCCGACGATGGTAAAGTGATGTCTTATGTAGGTCACGACGAAGTATTGAAAGGTATTGAGGTATTAAATGCGGCTGATGAAGTCGCTGGACATAACATTATTGGTTATGACATACCTGCACTTGAAAAGATTTTTCCTGGAAAGTTAAACGTAACTTCAAAAGCGTTTGACACTCTATTGGCTAGTAAGTTGAGCGCTCCTGACATTTACATGTTTGACGTTGCTAAACGCTATCCAAAACTAGAAATCAAGAGTTATGGCTCATACTCATTAGAGGCTTGGGGCCAACGCTTAGGAAACTTCAAGGCATCAAAGCCAGTAGACTTTAAAGTGTTTACCGATGAGATGCTAAAGTATTGTATTCAAGACGTTGACACTAACGTTACGCTATACAAATACCTTAAGAGTTTGAAAATGTCTGAACGAGCACTTCAGATGGAAACTTTATTCTGGGTTAACACAATTGACATGGCTAACTCAGGATTTCCATTTGATGCCGTTAAGGCTCAAAACATGTATGCTAAATTGTCTTCAGAACGTGAAGAGATTCGTAAAGAATTGACTACACTGTTTCCGACAAGAACGATTGAGCGTACATCTGAAAAGACAGGTAAATCTTTAAAACCGAAGGTGATTGAGTTTAATCCATCATCTCGCGATCACATCGCTTATTGGTTTAAAGAGAAATACAACTGGCAACCTAAAGACTTTACACCGTCTGGAAAACCAGAAATCAACGCGGACATTCTAGAAACATTAGAGTATCCTGAAGCGGCCGAACTTAAACGCTACTTTATTCTCGATAAAATCATCGGAATGGTAGCAGAAGGTAAGAATGCTTGGTTGACTATGGTTGGAAACGACGGTCGTATGCATGGTAGAATAAACACCATTGGTGCAGCTTCTACACGATGCACACATACTTCGCCAAACATGGCGCAAGTGCCAGGTGCCAGAAAAGAGTTTGGATTAGATTGCCGTTCACTATTCCATGCTCCAAAAGGTTACAAACAAATCGGTACGGACTTAAACGCTATCGAACTTCGATGCTTTGCGCATTATCTAGCAGCGTATGATGAAGGTGAATATACCAACATTATTTTGAGTGGTGACATTCACTGGACAAATGCTGTAGCGGCAGGTTTCCATCCTCCATTACCTGAAGGTGAAGTTTACAGCAGCGATGTGAAGGCTCAGAAACTTGCACGTGACCAAGCAAAGACATTGATTTATGCTATGATTTATGGCGCAGGTGATGCTAAGCTCGGTGAGATTGTTGGCGGTGCTACTAAAGAAGGTAAAATGATTCGTAAGAAGTTTTACGAAAGTTTTCCAGCGATTGAGCGTCTAACCAACGAAGTAAAGAAAGCAGCTGAAGCTCGAGGTAGTATTAAACTACTTCACGGTGCTATGATTCCTGTGCGTAAAGCCTTTGCAGCGCTAAACACTCTTTTACAAGGTGCTGGCGCGGTAGTTGCAAAAGAATGGCTAAACGTCGCTAGAGAAATGGCTGAAGATCGTGGATGGGTTTATGACAAGGACTTCTGGTTCGCTGGGCACATCCATGACGAAATTCAGGCAATCGCTAGAGAAGACATCGCTAAAGAATTTGCAGAGTTGATGGAAGCATCTGCGCAAGAAGCTGGCAATCGTTTAGGCATGAGATGTAGAGTAGATGCTGAAGCGAAAGTCGGTCAGAATTGGGCAGATTGCCACTAATTGGAGAAGCACCATGGAAATTAGACATATTCACATTATGCCATTCATCGATCAAGGTGAATTGGTAGTTGAATTGCATGTTGATGGACAAGAGGTAGCTCCTGTCGCTCAGCGCTTAGAGCAAATCTTTGAAGAGTATTTAGATTATCGCCGTAATCCTGAAGATAGTGGACTCGATCCACAACATCGTGAAGAAACGGTAAATCTTATTGCAACTTTGAGATATATTGCCCAACAACTTGAACGTGAAACAGATGACTTGCGAAGGACACTACAATGAGGTTGGCAATTGACGCAGATATAATTTTGTATCAGGCGAGTTTAGGCGCTCAAAATAAAATAGATTGGGGTGATGAAACTGTTTCAGTAGAAGCAGACATCAACAAAGCCAAGGCGATTGTAAAGAGTACGATACGTGAGTATCAAAACTATACAGGAGTCAAGGAGTTTGTGCTATGCCTATCTCATTATGAGAATTTTAGAAAGACTGTATGGTCAGACTATAAATTATCTCGTAAAGATAGCGAACGTCCTGTCTTACTAAAACCTTTAAGAGAATGGGTAGAGGAGACATACCCAACGATGGTGATTGAGAAACTTGAAGCAGACGATGTTTTAGGTATCTTAGCCACCACGTATCCAGGTGAGATTATCCACTGTACGATGGATAAAGACTTACAATGCGTTCCAGGTAAGATGTTACATGTAAAGAAAAACAAGAAACATTTACTATTAGACATTTCAGAAGACAGTGCGAAAAGGTTTCATTACATTCAAACTATGACTGGTGACATGTGTGATGGTGTGCCTGGCGTTTATGGTATTGGCCCAAAGAAGGCTGAAAAGTATTTAGACAAGTATGGTGTAAAGTGGTCTACAGTCGTCAAATGTTATACTGACAATGGTATGACAGAAGAAGAGGCGCTACGTAATGCCATTATGGTAAAGATGTTAGACAATACTTTATATGTTAATGGTGAAATTAAATTGTGGGAGCCTCCTATCGATGAACGATCAACGGTTACAACAACCGCTTAACGATCTTATAGATGAATACAGGCGTAAGTTTTTAGAAGTCCACGCATACAACATGGTCTTTCTTCCAACTCCTTTAACAAAGGAATGGTTGATTGACCAATTGCATGCACTGGAATGGTATAAACATTACGAAACATCTATTGAGTTAAAACCTCAAAAAGAGATTGTAAAGCGAAAAGTAGTAAGAAATACAAATCCATTTAAATAGGAATTTTATGACAAGAGTTGCACACGTTTTAGGAAGAGGTATCGAAGGTTGTGGAGTTACCATGGCCGCAGTCCAATTACAGAAATCTGTAGGTGGAAAGATACTTGCTGAGATGAGTAAGAAATGGCCACGTGGTAAAGGTATTACCTTTGACCGTATTGAATTTAAGGCAGGAGATTCTGCACTTAAAATGGCCGAACTAATTAACAGTGAATTTGATTTAGTAGTATTTCACTCTGTACCATCAACAGGTCACCCAGACGAATGTAAAGCGGGTTTCTTGGAAATGGTAAAGGCGATTAAGGTACGCAAGGCACTCCTTCAACATGACCATAAGATGGCTTCAGTTACGCGTAATGCGAACTTGAAAGAAATCTGTGCGAATGTTGATGTTATGGCCACGCACTCCTTAAATGGCGACTTTGTGAAATGGCTGAATCGCAATGAGGTCACAACACCTGTTAAGAAGATGGAGTTAGGTTTCGATTATGATGGCCATCGCGCTAAGTATTGGAAGCCTATTGAAGCACAGCGATCTAATGTATTACGTTGGATTGGTAGAGCCGCTGGATGGAAGAATCCAAAATTGATGATTGACTTTCATGAGCAGTCGTTGATAGATGTAGGCTTTATAACCGTATTAGAAGGTCTTGAGGCCTCGATTGGTTATAAGGATTTATTGTATAGAGACGTGGATGACCCATCTACTCGTCGAAAGGTATCTAATTACTTTAGACAAGAGAAGGAATACGGTGAGTCTGGCAAACATACTCATGGTAACGAAGTAGTGAATGTTGGTGCGTATCTTTTGCCACCATTTACTAACGTAGAAGCCATGGAGCGTTTAAGCCTTTCAGCGTTTGGTTCGAATCTATACAATCTTGGACCTGAGTATCACCAGAATAACATTGAGTATTGTCACGCAGAAGTTATCGCGTCTGGTGCAGTGCCGGTTTTTCACAAAGGTTTGTTAGACACTCTTATCCATAAGAAGATTGGTGACCCAGTAAGCAAGTGTGTAAACACAGGCACCATCGGATTGGATTACAGTAACTTTGCTGAAGTTAAAGATCGAATGGAATTCTTAAAGAGCGACTTAGGAGCTCGTAATGAGCAACGAGAAATGGCTTTTGAATTCTGGAAATCCCATAACGACATTTCAGTAATTGGCAAATCTACAATTCAACAATTAAGTAAGGAATAAATTATATGACACAAGAAAGAGAAGCACTACCGCCAGAGGTAGTCGAAGCGGCACGTAAAGCATTGGTAATTAGTTTAGCAGATGCTGTATCAACGCTAGATGAGTTTGACCGATACTTGATGCCATTACTAACCGAAGCAGTACTAAAAGCGGAAACTGACATTAAACTCAGAGCTGCTTTAAACCGTATGTTGTTTACCTCTCGCAATTCTACCTTCGCACAGCAGTGCAAGATTGAGTTGGCTAAATATAAAGAGAAACAACAATAGGAGATATTGATGCGAGTCTTTAAATCACTAACTATCTTATTAACCTTGGCGGCAATGGCAACTTCTGCCGGAACCGCTACGGCTCAAGAAATAGAGCGTTCATGGAAAGATCGCCTCACTGAGTACGTTGCAGACACTTACAAAATAAGTAATGCAAAAACTATCGTTGACATCGTTATCGATATCTCTGAAAGTAGAAACGTAGAACCATCATTAGTTCTTGCAATGATTAGCGTCGAATCAGGCTTTAATCCAAAAGCAAGAAATATTAGTGGAGCTAAAGGTCTAATGCAAGTCATGACACCTTTACATAGCAAGCGTTTCCCTAGTCACCATTTCTATTATGACCCAATGACAAACATTGAAGTTGGATTGGATATTTGGCAAGAGTGTGAAGCACGCTCAAAGTCATTTAACCAAGCTGCTAAATGTTATTCAGGTGGATCATTGACATGGGCTAAAAAAGTAAAAACACAGCAACAAAAATTTGATAAACTTAAGGAGTTCTTATGAAACACACAGTCGCACCGGATATTAACAATCCACAATGGAAGTATGTAACAGCCGCAGAAACAAACGTTAAACAACGCTTTGAAGATCACGGCCATAAATTTAAAGATTCCATGTTCAAGAAGACTTATGACTTCCGTCCATTACATTATTGGATGTGGGTGATTACTCACAAGGAAGAGGTGTGATATGACAATCATTATTGGTGATCCAGAAAGAATGCTTCTTGTATCTGATTCTCAAGTATCTGACGAGGACAGTGATACAAAATCTTATGGCAATCAAAAGGTATTTAGGATTCAACATCCTCAAGTGCCTGACGGTTGGTTAGGAGGAGCAGGTGACTTTCGCTCAATTCACAAAGTAGTTGATTGGTTTAATTCAGGTAAGAAAGACAAGGATAAACCAGAGATTACTTCTGAATTCGATGCGGATTTCATGTTACTTACTTCAGAAGGTCTATTTGTCTCTGATAAAGAGTTAGAGTTTTGGAAGTTAAGTAAAATCGATGCTATCGGTAGTGGCCAAGCAGCTGCTATGGGAGCTGCAACATATGGTGCTGACGTTGAAGACGCTGCATGGGCTGCAACGCAAGTAGACTTATATTCTGGCGGTGACGTCGTAGTATATAGTCTCAAGAAAGCACCAACTATCTACAAACATGGCTAATGGCATTTCGCCATACAGACCAAACAATAGGAGTATTACAATGTTTAACATTTTTAAAATGCAAGATGAAAACTTTAAACTAGAATTCGACAAGCGCGTAGCTGAATTCGATAATTGGTTTCTAAAACAAGTCAAAGAGGCGCAATCAATGGTGCCTAAAGTAGAAGACACAAAGGATAGCGTAACTGTTACGTTTAAAGGTCCTAACGTCGTAACTACTATTACTACAAGCAAAGACCTGCTACCATCAGTATTGAAAGATTTGGGAGTAGAATTACCTAAGTCTGCGACTGTACTTGGAGCAGAGACAGAAAAGCGTGTAACTAAGCAGCGCAAAACGACTGCGAAGTAATACTGAGAGGCCATTCCACGAGAGTGGTCTCGATTGTATTTCTTTGTAAAAATGCCTAGGTAAAAATTACCTGGCGATTCAAATGCACTTGGAGAATATGATGACAGTGAACTTTAAAAGATTAGATTGTACGGATGGTTGTTGTAAAGACAAGATGAAGTTTCTCTTTGAGAAGGAGTTCGCAGTGCAAGACGACATGTATAACATTCTTGCAGCAGAAAACATTTCTCTTGGAAACTTTGTAGTAGATGAAATCATGCCGTTCTTAGAAAGACGAACATTGATTGGTGATACGGCAGCTGAAGACTTACTTATAGACCTTACAAGCGTCTTAGCAGGCAAGTCATGATACACAATCATCATATAATACCTAAACATAATGGTGGATTAGATTGTAAAACTAATATCGCTCATTTAACTGCGTATGAACATGCTGAAGCACATTGGATTCTATACTTCACTCATAAAAGATGGCAAGACAAACTAGCAGCTCAAGCGCTTGAAGGATGGATAGGTAAAGAAGAAGTAATACGACGTAGGATTTCTGATAGTAACAAGAATCGCAAGAATCCATGGGTTGGTAGAAAGCATTCTGACGCCACACGCCAAAAGATGTCGGATAGCCATCCAAGAAATGCGCCAATGAAAGGCAAAAATCATTCAGAAGAGACTAAGAATAGAATGTCTTTGTCACGTCTTGGGAAAACACAGTCTCAAGAGACAATACAAAAACGCATGGATAAGGTAAGAGGAAGAGTGCAATCAGATCTAGAGAAAGAAAAAAGATCGGCTGCTATGAAAAAGTGGCATCAAGATAAAAGGAAATAATATAATGAAACATGATACATTCATGAAAATTGCTGATGTAATTGCGCAAGAAAGTAAAGCAGTGCGATATAAAGTTGGATCAGTAATTGTTAAGAACGATAGGATTATTAGCTGCGGCTATAATGGGACACCGTCAGGATTTGATAACGCAGCGGAGGATGAAAATGGAAATACTAAAACGACCGTCATACATTCAGAAGTTAATGCTATCTTTGCTGCTAGCAAGGTCGGTATCGAGATTAATGACAGCAGTATGTATTGCAATCTTAGTCCCTGTGTACCTTGTGCTCTTGCCATTTGCAGTGTTGGAATACGCAATTTCTACTACCGGGATGCTTATCGTGATAGCAGCGGTTTGCAGTTACTTCTTGATGCTGGTATAAATGTGGAGAAAGTAGAATGAAGGTATACATTAGCGACTACCGATACAATTGGATAAGCCCATACACTATGATTGAGTATGTTTTCTTTTGGACTGCATGGTCTAAATGTGGCCGCAGTAAAGAGATTGTAAAAGATACAGATTGGGTTGCAGCACCTGAGTGGGTTGATACAGTTGCAGACAAACTTAGATGGATAAGTGTCTCTATTCAATGGGTGCTAGATAAAATTCGTCCTAGAATTACTTACGTAAAGATCGATAAGTATGATACATGGTCTATGGACAATACTTTAGCGCTCCTAATCGTTCCTATGCTAAAGCAATTGAAAGCAACAAAGCATGGAGTGCCAATGTCTTTTGCGCACCATGTCGATCCAAGGACTGGCAAAGAAATCACATTCGGCAAAGCTGAGCGAGAGTGGAATAAAACTCTTGATAAAATGATTTGGTCGTTTGAGCAACTGCTTGACGATACCAGTGAAGATCAGTTTTGGAGCGGTGAAGACGATAAGGACCTTGACATCTTAGAGATTGGTAAAAGTAAGCGTAAGTTAGATTACAAAGCGCTTCAAAAGCATGATGCTAAGATTCAAGAAGGCTTAGAGTTGTTTGGAAAATATTACAGAAATTTATGGGACTAATATGACAGCGAAATTTACAGGAAGTATTAGCACTCATATGTGTGATGACATCCTAAACGTACTAAAAGCTTTACCCGTTTTTAAAGCAGCGCCTGATCTTGCTCAAATCAATTTTGAGTTGATTCAAGGTGCCGATCATGGAGCTTGGGCTTGGTCTTGGGAATCAGATACAAAAGAATGGACAATTCAAATTGACATCGATCGAAACAATTCGTTGAGAAAACTTATTGGGACCATCGCTCATGAATTAATCCACGTTATGCTAAATAACTATGAAGACGAAGACCAGCACGGTCCTAAGTTTCAAAAAGTATTGAAGCAAGTAACAGCACAACTAGGTATGGAGGTGGCATGAGAGAAATCTCTACTTACATCTCAGCAGGTCGCTCAGCAATCATTAAACAAGATTGTGATGGCGTATTCATTGTAGACCTATTCGAAAATGGAGAAGTAAAAGAGTGTCGAGCATTGCAAGGCAAAAGCCAATGTTATGCCGAAGACACCGCTGAGAATTGGATTTTAAACATTATTTAGGAGTAATATGTCTTGTGATAAACATGACGTGTATTCACAGATTGCCTCACTAGAGGACGACA